TTGGTAACTATATTCCAAAAGAATTTGAGAATCAAAAGAATGCTTATCTAATGAAAGACTATGTTAAAAACAACAAAACATTGTATGATAGTCCAATTGGACGATGGTTTTTAAATGTTGTTAAGCCACTTATTTCTCACTATGAGAATGAACTTAGAAATAAGCCAGAAGGAGACTTTTGGAGCATTGAATATGGTAAAATTATCATAGATTCAAAACGTTATAGTAAGTGGTTTAATGAGTATTCTAAGCCACTTAAAGATTGGCTGAAAACGGATGAAGCTATTAATATTGAAAGAAAGGTTAGATGCTCTGAAATTTGGAAGAAAGAGTGCCAAGGAAACCCAGAGCACTGGGTATTTGAAGCCTTAAACTTCTATCCAGAAAAACATGAACTTGAAGTATCGAATTTATGGAGCCAACTGCCATACAAATCTTTTAACGATCTAAGTCCAGAACCAAAACTAGTCAAAACAGTTAAGTCAAAAAACGGACGGGAGTTCAATATTTATCACACATATATTATCGCTGGTACAATTGTTGCAAAGAACAATGTAAAATCAACTGTTAGTTTACTAACTCCAGATGGACTTGCGATTGTATCTCTTGGCAGAAACACATATTCTAAGATCGGTAAAAAAGAAATGGTGGGAAAAGGAAAAAATAGAAAGTGCATTTCAGATAGTTGGTTAGAGCGGGGCGAGATGCTCGTGGTGACTGGCTATCGGCAACAGGATTCGTTCAGACTTAGAAAAGATAGTAATATGAGTACAACGGTGATGCTGGCCAAAGGATTTGGAGATAATATCGTATTACAATTTGAAAAATAAAAAAAAGAGACACTCATTGGAGTGTCTCTTTCGTATTATCTAACGGCATAACCTAATGTTAGACCATAAAAATCGTATTCGTCGATATTCATTTTCTTAACCATAGCGTTAAATTTTCGTTTATCAATCTTACCATCACCGTATTTTTCATGATAGATCATATCAAGGTAGTCACTTAAATCATGTTCATTTAAGAATACAGACATTCCTTTGGCGCGTGATCCAAACAGAACTGCACGAGTGATTCCAGCTTCTCCATCTTTTACTTCAATTTTAGCCATAAAAATTCTCCTATTCGATGTCAATTCCAAATGCGTTACTTAACTTGTCATCATCATGATTCTTCAAATAACCCTCAGTAGTTTCTGAGCTGGAATGATGAGCAATTAACTTCAAAACTTCGATTGGCAATGCGTCTTTTCCAGATTCGATTAGAACGTGGTGGGTGCCCATAGAATAATTTTCAAGTCCAGTTCTTCTGAAATCATGAGGATGAATAGTAATTTCTTCTCCAGTAATTTTAGATAAGATTCGTCCAAACTGGTTACACCATTCATAGAAAACAGAATAGTTGATCCGATGTCTTTCATCACCATAATCTGAAACCCACAATGAGTCAATATCATCTTCACCGCGCTGTTTTAAATATAAGTCTGCAAGTTGTTGAGTACGCTTAAAATAAATTAACTGGAATCTTTTTGCACGCTTACCAATAACTGTATTCGTTTGATTAGATTTAACAAAATCTTTTTTGTTTACTTGAAGAATCTCATTTCTTCTACCACACGATTCGTAGGCCAAGCTCACAAATAAAGCCTTCTCATATTTCTTGTGTCGAACTAAATAATCTAACAGTGTGTTAATCTGTTTATCGGTTAAATAGGTGTGAGATTTAACGGGTTCCTTAATTAGACCTTTAATGGCGTGCATTTCGTTAATGTCATAGTCATAGTCTTCACTAATCATTAAATACTCTAAGAAATTTCTTAGGCTACTTTGAAAACGATTAATCCTAGCGTGGCTAGTGCCATCACGTTGCATCAACAGAAAGAAATTTCTAAAGTCTTTACGTTTCAATTGTAAGACGGTTTTTTTAGGAAACTTCTTATTTGAATAACACAAAAACCCCTTGATGTCAGCACTATATTGATAACGTGTCTTAACAGCACGTCCATTGGCTTCAAGTTCTAGGAGATAATCATCTAAAGCTTCTTTATCTTCATCTTTAACTTTATTGTCCCAAACTTCTTGGTCAAATAGTTCCATTGTCTCTCACCATTCCTTTTCATATACTATATGTATGCCCCTAATCGGGGCGATTGCTAAGCTTGACTAGCTTGTGATTCTTGCACAGCGGATTCACTAGTTACAGGAGCAACGGCAGATTTTACTTGTGATGATGCAACGGATGCTTGTGATACGGCCTGTGATACAGCTTGACTAGCTGCTTGCTTTGTGCTATTAACTTCGCTTTGAACCTCTGTCTCAATGTCTTCTTGGATCGTTGGGGCCGATACAGTTTGAACATCGGTTACAACACCGAGCATACCAAGAATTGTTAATACCGTGTTAATAACAGCAACAATACTGGTCCAGTCCCCAGGGAATTTAATCCCAAAGGCAAACAATACTTGTTGGATCAACACGATCAACAATGAGATAATCCCAGCGATCAATTTACCGTTCAAACTTCCATCGGCATTCTTAAAACTAATTTTTTTCATTTCCTTTGGCTTCCTTTTCATATAGATGCTTAAATTCCATATCATGACCATCTAGCCGGCTTTCTACCTTAATGACCCGATTTTCAAGACCATTAATCTGATCGGCACTCTGTTGTCTGAACTTCATACTCTCGTCAGTAAATTTATCAATTCTGTTGCTCACTTGATTAAGTGGGTTCCTGACAGTTTTGTTTAAAATCCAATTAGCTAAAATGCAGACACTTGTTATGATCGCCACAATTGACCCCCATTCGTCCCAACCTAAACCGAGAAAAATGTGCATAATTACCGCACCACCAAACGTTGTCCAGGATAAATGGTCGACCAAGAATAAATACCATTTAAGCTGGCTAATTTTGATACAGTTGTACCGTTATCATTGGCAATCTTCCACAAACTATCACCTGAAACGACCGTGTGATACGTGTGAGAGACACCAACAACTCGCTTACCATAGCTTTCACCACCATTTACACCTAATGCAATGTAACCGTAGTAACCGTTAGACCGTAAGTATCTCGCCCAGACGTAGTCAGACTTGATAATTACCTGATTATACTGAACGCTCTCACCACTAAAGTAGGTAGCTACCTTAGAGTACCCGGTTCCTGCCCCAGAACGTACGTTTAAAGTTGTGTTAGGGTAGAAAGTGCCATTTTGGTTGTAGGTTTGAGAGCTTGCTTTGTTGCCTGAGGCTGATTTTGAACTAGAACCTTGCTTTGTAACATGCTCTGCTAATGTCCAACCAACAGCAGTGTTACCGCTCTTTAATAGTAACATCTGGTTTGACTTACCCTCAGTGACTTGTTTTACTTGGCCAACCGTATAAGTCTTATGAAGAACAGAGCTTGAAATTGGCGTCTTGGTGTCTCCAGCATCCCATTTTGCGACACTAGAATTAATCTTAACTTTATCACCAACTTTATATCCACCGACATAATACTTAGTTACATCTTGCTTGTTGGCTGCGTTGTCGCCAATCCACCACTTAACAGGATGCTTTGAGGTGATAACCTTGTTGGTATCAACTGCTAAACTAAGACTTGTTGAATAACTAGAGTCTGTGTGTTGCCATAAAGCCGGGTCTTTGAGATAATGATTGCTGTAGTTTGCTTCCCAGAATCCGTCGTAATTACTCATTGATCCGATGTAGTTATTGTAGAAATAACTGCCGGAATACAAGATAACTGGACGCTTGGTCAAACTTTGCATCTCACTACCCCACGCTGAAACAGCACTTGAATAACTACCAGAAGTAGTTGTCATTTCTTCGGCATCGTTAGCAAAAAACTTCGCATGTGGAGCACGACTGTGCAGATCCTTCGCTTCTTGTTTGGCATCCGCAGCATTGATATAACGCGAATACGAATAAACGCCATATGGTGTCCCAGCCTTTTCAAGATTAGCAATAGTGTTCTTATATTGCACATCTTGATAATTAGATCCGTACTGAACCCGCACAATAACAAATGACGTCTCAGATTTTAATGCAAGCGCCTTTTGATAGGTAACTGCGCCTTGCCATTCTGAAATATCAACAACCTTTTTAACAACCGCACCATCGCTGGTATTAGCAGCTTTAGCTGTTTGTGGTAAGGCTGTGGCTCCAAACGCTCCTAGTGCCAGAGCAGTCATGGAGCCATATAGTGTACGTTTTACTTTATTTTTCATTCTATATGCACCTTTCTATAATATTTCTTGATTTATTTCGATTTAAAATTCAAATTTTATTTCATAAACAAGTGCTTATTCAATTGTTTACCTCCTAATTTAATATATCTTCCGGTGCTATGGAATACGGTGTATAAATGGTACCTCTTTCTAGCTTAGGCCCCGCTATTAGAAGGGTGTTTTCATTATTGGACGTTCTTTCTATTCTAGCGCTAAGCGTCCCATCATCTGTAACGGTGACTGTGCCGGAAACTCTTTTCCATGAATCATCAAGGTTTACTAATTGTGCACCAATATTAGTATTGATAGCTGTATTTGAGCTTCTAAAGTAAATATTCGATGAACCGGCACCACTAGCATACTTTGCATACACTGAGTAAGTGTAAGTCTCCCCTTTTTTAACATTTATAACTTGTGTTAACCCATTCCAGTCGTGAATCGTTGACATCACTGCTAGGTCATTAAAGGTGTCACCAGTTTTTTCCCAAGCATTATAACCTATCCAGTCATCTGAATTGCTAAAGTTTTCAGTATCAACAAATAGGTTTCTGCCGTATAAAATACTGTTATCTGAGTAAACAGCGTCAACCGCCTTGCCATTGTTAATCCATATTCCATGTGTTATATCTGCCATTTAAATCACCCCTGAATCACGTACAAGCCGCTCTTGTCAGTTAGTGCATTATACTGCGCTTGGGTGACGACATTGATTACTGCATTATCACCCTTATCACCTTGGTCGCCCTTATCACCTTTATCTCCCTTGTCACCTTTAGCGCCGACAAGAGAGGCCAGCCATTGATTTACACTTCCAGAAAATCCAGCATTAACGGCAACTTGATAAGCAGAAATTCCTTGGTCGCCTTTGTCGCCTTTATCACCCTTGTCACCTTTAGCTCCAGTGTCACCTTTCATACCTTGCGAACCACTTAAATCGGCAACATACGTGAAGCTGGTGCCGTTCCACACATAAAGCTTACCGTCATCAGGGTCATTGACATCACTGGCAATCATGGTGAAATCACCATCGGAGAAGCCGGCACCGTTCATTGTAGCGATTGACGGGAACGTCTTTACGATTTGGAAATCCTTCCCAGCGTCACCTTTGTCGCCTTTATCACCTTTAGCACCAACGAGAGAAGCAAGCCATTCCGCTTGTGAACCGTGATAGCCATTAATTACCGCCACTTGGTAGGCAGATAGGCCATCATCACCTTTATCACCTTTATGGATTGTGCTTGCGGCCTCATTCATTGCTTGCACAAAGTCATCAAAAGTAATGGTGGTAATCGTGCTACCACCACTATCTTCAATGTTACTATTAATCATGAATCCTGTCATTGTATTGCTTGGATAAATTGACACTCCTGTTGAGTAAGTGACCCAAACTTCTAACAGGTATGATCCTGCTGGTAATCCGCTCATAAAGTTGGAATCAAAACTAATAACAATTTGACCAGATAAAGGATCAGTAATACTTGACGTAGGAATGGTTTGAGACTTTAAGTATCCAGAATTGTTACCAAGTTTTGCGATGATACTCGTCGCGTTAGTAAGGTCAACAGGGTTACTATCTTCACCCAATACCATTGTGAAGCTGGTAGTTGTATCACCGATTTTTACAGTTTGAGCAGAAGTATCAGTAAACTCTAATGTTTTTGCCAAACCAAATCACTCCTTTCTATCGCTTATCAAAATCGACATCTAACGCTTCACATAACGCGTTATAGCACAGCGCTTCATCACCAGAGACACTTACATCAGCATGTAATAAGAAGTCTTGACAATCTTCTTTATGGTGTGAATAGGTCGCCTTTTCAAGTTCACCGTCTTCTAACATCAGCTTTTGATAAGCTTCTTGGAATTTTTTGCTATTTTCTTTCGTGAATTGATAATTATTATCTTTAACAATTAATTGTCCGTCTTCATCTTTTTTGGCATATTGGTCAATCAAATCTTTTTGCATTTCAACAATTTCTTCGTTTTTTGATGCTAAGATCTTAATTAAACGGGTACGCGCGATTGATTGATACCCCGATAGGGGCAGACGGTTTAAAAAACTGATTGAAGATGATACGAATTGATTTTGTAATTCAAATTTCATAATTTGGTTTCCTCCTATTTTTCTTCACTAGATGGTCTTAATGCCGTCAGACTATCAATCAATGTATTCAACACCTTTGATTTGACCCTATCAGCGCCTCCAACGCCTCCAGTAATGGCAGTATTAAATTCGTCCATGGTAATACTGACCTGTGAACTGATACCAAGTGTATTAATTTGAATGCTGATTGTCATAATGTTGTTCGTGTAATCTGGTTTATAATTCGTGATTAAAATGCTATCCATTTAATTTGGCCTCCAATTTATTTAATTTAGCTTCTAGTTCCATGTTGTGACCGTTTAATTGGTCAATTTCCTTTTGTTGTTCCTGCACCGTGGCTAGGGTGGCATTTAAAAGCACGCTGTCATCCACCCCAACCAACTTGCCGTTTTCATCACGGGCAACAAACACGTCTGGCAATTGCCACTGTTTTGTTACATTAACGTCGTCAACAATGCTAGATAATCTCAAATGACTGGTATTATCGTCAGTTTTGTACTGATAAGTGGCTAAATCAATTGAGTTAACTAGCTGCGCCCAATAAGCTGTGTCAGCCTTTTTAACGTCCCGCTTAACACTTAATAGAGATGACTTAACTAGGCTCGTATAGTGAACAGTAGCGGCATAGATGTCACCAGAGCTACCATCGTTACGATTAAAATGAATCGGGCCATTGTCAGAACTGGTAATCGTGTGATAGGTATTTATGTTGAAGTTGCCAATATCTAAAGAACGATTAAATTTAATGTTATTAGCACCCGAGCCATCAATACCAAAGCTGGCTGTCTTCATAGTTGGACCATTACCGACATACCAGATATTCTGTGTGCCATTAGGGTTGATATTGCCATATGGTGTAATAATGATACCCTTCGGTGTAACATCAGCAGAAGTACCGCTAAAGGTGATTTGTTGATTATCACCTTTAAAAGTAAGACCGTCGAGTGGACTTATCAATACATATCCATCTTGATTACTGCCAGTTACAGACTGTGAAAATGACATGTCTTTTCCATTTGTGTGACCAGCAGATAATACGATTTGGTTAGCACTTATGTTAGTGTCGTATGCCTCGTACTGGTTACTAGATGAGTTGGTTGCACGATATTTTGTTGTTAATGATCCAGTTGATAAATCTGTTTGCATAGCATCAGCAGCATTGAACATTGTCGTATAGATATGACCATTACTAGATATTGTTGTTGGATAAAATTGAGACGCATTATTGGCGTCATTAATGATGTCGCCACCATGGAACGTTGTCCCATTGATAGTTGACGCACTAATATTTGTGCCTAAAATTGTACCGGCGCTAACAACATTACCTGTATCTGGCTGGTAGCCAGTTGAATGAGCGGTTTGTGTCAACATTGGTGAGCTAAATAGAGCATGGCCTTTGCCGTTGTACGCCCAATACTGTAGGCCGACAGATGACGCAGTGCTAGGAGCATTAAAACCGTCGATAGTTAGATACTGCCATGCCTGAGCACTACCAGTCCCGTGTAAATTTACACTGGTGTAATTCCCAGCCGGCAACCTGTTACCGTTGGCGTCATAGAAAGCTAGTGTCATTTGGTATGTCATTGTAGCGTCGCTACCGGCGTCAATAAACCAGACTGACGCACTGTAAGGCTGTCCAGTCAAACCATTTAGTGGTACTCTTTTGGTTTGTCCAAAGTTTACCCAGTTCCCAGAACCAGTTGAATTATTAAACCCGACAGAAGGGACACCATCATGCAACGTAAAGTTTGAGTAATACCCCATCGAACCTATTACCCACCCCGGAATATATGTCCCGTTGCCGCCAGACAATGCTGAGTTATAAACTAGGTTAGTTGAGCCACGGATAATTAAACTTGTAGCTGTGACAAGACCGTTCGAGTCTACTGTGAAAGTCCCGTTGTTAGTTGTAAAAGTATTGGCCGCAATGTCGGCCGCCGTTAACTTTTTACCAACAAGGAGCTTGTCGATATTTGCGCTTTTCATGATAACGGGGTCAACACTGTCAAGGAATACACTTTTACCAGACAGCGTTAATTGACCACTGGATGAGATTAGGGTTTTACCGGCTTGAATATTAATCTGGTCGACTAGGTCACCCTTGGTTACTCTAAGGTTAATATCGCCGCTTAACTGTGTGATTTGAGACTGCGTAGCTTGGTCTTCTGGATTAAGAGACCAATCTGTTGCTACACTACCTTTTTCAAGTTTAATCCTGGTGATATGCACTATGTCCCCAACTGTACCCGAATTGAATGCTCCAACTGTTATCGATAAAGTCCCACTATTTCCCCATACAGGCTTGATGATTCCTGTATATCTAGTTAAAGTATTTCCGCTGACACTTATAGAAGTTAGATTATCATAAGGACCTACTTTTACATTTATACTAGAACTAGTGCTGGAGCTATCTACGTAGGCATAAAAACTAATCGTATATGTCGTGCCTGCAATTAAGGTCTGGCTTGCGGAATAATATATTCTGTTACCTGATGCAGCTTTAACAGCCAAAACTAAATTTCCACTAGAATCAAAACTGGTAGTTGTCCCTGGGTCTACTGTCCAATATGTTAAACTTTCATCTGAAAAATTAGAATTAGTTAATAAGTTAGTCCCAACCACACTATTATCAACTTGCGTTTGTAAGGTTTGGAAGTCGCTAGACTCAACCTTGCTAGAAATAGCATCAGCAGTTTGTGTCTTGTACGTGTTAAAATCACTAGATTCAACCTTGCTAGATATTTCTTTAGCAGTTGTCGCTTGGTATGCTGAGAAGTCACTAGTAGCCACCTTTTGAGCTATTAATCCAGCCGTCTGCGTTTTGTAAGTTGAGAAGTCACCATTATCAACCTTGCTAGCAATCTGACTAGCAGTTTGTGTTTGGTAGGTTGAGAAAGCACTATTACTTACCCTATCCGCTATCTCACTAGCCGTTTGTGTCTTGTCAGACGCATAAGCTGAGTTAGAAACTTTGTCATCAATTAAGTCAGCGGTTTGTGTTTTGTAAGTGTTAAAGTCACTAGATTCAACTTTACTTTCAATTGACTTTGCAGTTGTAGCTTGGTATGCTGAGAAGTCACTAGTAGCCACCTTTTGAGCTATTAATCCAGCCGTTTGGGTTTTATAAGTTTCAAAGTCACTGTTAGCTACCCTTTCGGATATTTGACTAGCTGTCTGTTGCTTGTCAGACGCATATGCTGAGTTAGATACTTTACTATCAATCAAGTCAGCAGTCTGTGTTTGATAAGTTGAGAAATCACTAGAAGATACTTTTGAAGCAATATCTTTAGCCGTCTGTGTTTTGTCTGTTTGATAAGTTCCGTTATCAACTTTTGATTCAATTAACTTGCTAGTTTGTGTTTGATAGGTTTCAAAGTCACCATTATCAACTTTAGACGCTATTTGACTAGCTGTTTGAGTTTGATAGGTTGAAAAAGCGCTATTACTTACTCTATCTGCAATTTGACTAGCTGTCTGGGTCTTATCTGAGGCATACTCTGAACTAGAAACCTTATTATCAATTAAGTCAGCTGTTTGGGACTTATAGGTGTTAAAATCACCATTATCGACTTTGCTAGATATTTCTTTAGCAGTTGTCGCTTGGTAAGCTGAGAAGTCCTTAGTAGCCACCTTTTGGGCTATTAAGTCAGCGGTAGTCGTTTGATAGGCTGAGAAAGCACCATTATCAACTTTCTGCGCTATCTGGCTAGCTGTCTGAACCTTGTAACTAGCATAGTCTGAGTTAGCAACCTTTGTAGCTAGTCCATTTTCTAGTTCAGCAATCGTTAGCTTGGAACCATCTTTTAGGTCTGTCACTGCTTGACTAGTTACTTTACCAGTATCTATTGCTGTAGTCGCTTGGCTAAACGCATTATCAGCTGTACTTTGAGCCTTAGTAGTAGCCGTAGAGTTATTGCTTATCTCAGCACTAGCTTGACTACCAACCGCTTGAGCTTGGCTAAACGCATTATCAGCTGTACTTTGAGCCTTAGCAGTAGCCTGTGAGTTAACTGCCATTTGAGAGTTAGCATATGAATAGGCATTATTGGCCGTACTCTGAGCTTTAGCAGTAGCCTGAGAGTTGATCGCTATTTCAGCACTAGCTTGACTACCGACTGCTTGAGCTTGGCTAAACGCATTATCAGCTGTGCTCTGAGCTTTGGCAGTAGCAGTAGATTGGACCGCTATTTCTGAATTGGCGTAATTGTAATTGCTATCTGCGGCTGATTTAGCGGCATTTGCCATTGAAGCCGCCTGACTTGTAGCACTGGCTGCACTTGTAAACTTACCGTCTGTATTATTCTTTAGGGCTGTTTGTATCTTTGCAAGTTCGGAATTATAGGCGTCTTGATAATTTTTATAAGTCTTTCGATCTACATCACTGGCGTGATCTGGATCTGTCAACACATCAATCATGAACTTGTTTAAATTATTATATGCGGTGATTAAAGAATCTGTATTGATTCCTTCGTCCTTTGCATTTTGAACAATTACATTATATTGTGACGTTAATCCCGCAAATTGTACGACATTATTTTGTTTCTCAATCACAGACATCAAATTAGGGTCATTTAAATCTGTAACCCCCTTAACAGCAGTGTTCGCCGTGTCTTGTGAATCTTGTGCTAATTTTGTCGGATTAGTAATGTTGACTTCAACGAAAGCACTTTTTGTCAATACTTCACCTTCTTCTTAAACGTGTAGCTAATCATCAGAGCTATTACTGTTTTCCCCGTTACCATCATTGACAACTGGCATAGGATCTCTTATCGTTAGTCCAGAGTTATAGACATACTGCCCGTCAACCGAGCCATCAGGTTCTGTTACTTTAAATGTTTGAACTAATTTATTTCCATCGCCAAAATTATGAAACCCAAGTCCTTCTGGTTCAACATGTTTTCCATTCATTCCAAGTTGCTCTTGAGTGTCATAATACATGTGGAATACCTGCCCTCTGTGAATAACGTTAGCACAATATAGCTCTGCTGATACGCCGATAGCTTGGTTGCCAACCACCCAATAAACATATGGAAAATTAAGTGTCTGACCCTGAACAATCTGGTCATCGCCAGTGAAGTCATAATCTAGCCAATTGATACTGTATTCAACGGTTTGAATACCACGTTCGGCGTCTGCCATATTCAAGATTCGATAATTAAATGATGCGTCACAATAAGCCAATAAATCATTTTCTCTATCATAATTTACCCTTGCATAGTGATGAGTATCGACTAACTTAATAACGCTGTTTATATCAAGGGTTGCTCCCGCTTTAAATTGGAATCTGACAATTGACCAGTCGTTGACATCGTTCTTTACAGATGTTATAATCCAAGGAGAACCATTAATATACTTGACACCAAAAGACGTCCCATGACCACCCATTTTAAGCTTCATTGATGATACATAATTAAAGTTCTTATCTCTTAGAATGAAGGCAGTATCACCACTATCACCAGGGTCTGACGATTGGTACCAACTACCATCATCAAGTGGCTCTAGGTGTTGCCCTATTCTACTAATAGGATTGTCATATGGATTAAACTTACCAATTAACTTGTATGATTGATTATCAATGTGCAATTCTGGGTCCGTAGAAATATAGTCACCGTCAATATACGCTCTAATGTTTCCCATTAATGATGGAGAGACATTAATCAGGTCTCCTGTGTCTTCCCAATTCGGGTCTACTGACCCATCTGTGTTAATATGGTGCCATGAGAAACCCTTGTCATCAATGTATGTGCTGATATTCTGCTTACCAACCCATGCACTCAGCATTAATCTTTTGGACGTTTCACCTTGCGAGAAATCAAGTCCATCTGGGTGAGATAAAACTGGTGTAATTGAAGATGCGTCAGATATTGCTTTTGATAAGGCGTCAGCTAAAGCGTTTTGATAGCCAGTCAGCCATGCTGGCGATGCGACGGGTACGGTAACAAATTCGCCAAAAGCAATGCTGTTTCCGTTCGGGTTTGCAAAACTTAATGTCCTTTGGATAACTCGACCAGTAGCATTAAGTTCTGGTGTAATGTACTTATCCTTGAACCGAATTGTCGTACCTAAGGGAGGCAAAAAGTTTGGTGAAACAGTAACCTCATAGTATGTTCTTGGGTGATTAAATAAAGTAAGCATTTGTTTTCCCCAAGAAAGTAATCCACTGGCGGACTGAATCTGATTAGAAGTTATTACCCCTTCTAAATAGGTATTATTAAGAGACCCAGCATAGTTGTAAGCATTGTTAGCATCGTCGTCAACGATATAGCTTTTGCCATCATTTTTAGGTTCCATCGTCTCGCCATTTGGGCCATATACATAAAGCTTTGTTATTGGCGCAGATACCGTCGTTCTCTTAATGTCAGTTACGTTTTTACCGAATACTGCTTCTTCATAGACAATTGACGACGATAGCTCGTCGGTTATCTCAACGATTTTGTCAGATATTTTACCCTGACTATTGATTTTTACATATGCGGTAACTTCCACTCCAAAAAGTTGAAGCATGTTTTGTAATAGTACAGTTCCTTTTGTTTTTCCATCAAATGAATCTGTATTTTGAATAGCCACATTGTTGGTATTAAATTCTAATTCCCAACCAGAATCTTGAAATAACCTGGTAAAAATAGTCTTAATGGATTCGTTTTTTATCGTTGCCGCATCTGGCACTAAAAATGCCAAGTCTCTGAGCATCATGTTGCACACATAAGCTACAGTATTGACGGAGGCCGTCATCGTTGTTTCTTCTGTAGTCGTATATATATACATGACATACCAACGGTCTAAATAGGCGTCGTAATAAGCTAAATAATTTCCAGCAACTATTTTATCACTATCTGGTTGTCCTTGTGGAACAGTAACAGTCCCTTGGTGATCATATTTTTTAGATTGAAGATTAGTATTAACTTCTGATCGATAGTTGTCATCCGTCCCGACACTTACATCATCATCATATTGAGTGTTTGAGCTATCTGTGTCTGCGATTTGCATTGAGATAGAGTCGCTAGTGAATTTTGTAGCGCCATCAGTCGTTAACACACCAATGTTATTTAAATGTGAGTCTAAAATTAAATACTGATTTCCGAGAGACATAATACTCCTCCTTATATGTATGAATGGGTATCCCCATCCTTAAAGCTTTTTAGGTAAATACTTCAAAACTATGTTCGCGTCGTCTATATCCCCAACCATATTGAGACTGTTAACTCCAGGCTTTAACTTTGGATAGCTGGTGGACCACACAGGGTATTCAATTTTTCCCCCAACGGTTGTTTTTTGTGCCTCTGAGTCAAGCATAATCTCATCACCAGCGTTTGCAATATATGTTGGTGTGTTATTGTTGCTTATCGCATTGTGCTTGTATACTTCGAGACTAGTTAAAGACATATATGGTTCATTATAATCAACTTTTTGAATATCCTCGGTGATAGGGCGCTTACCAAAGAAGATAGCAAAACCACCGAGCGCTGTATTATAACTGTTCCCAGTTTTGACCGGCTGTTGTGAACTCACAATCAAATACTTGTTTGTATCACGATAAGCCTGCCCGTTAGACAAATTGTGCTGAGTAATCGACCAATCAAACTGGTTATCATGATACGATAAATCTAAAAACAGCCACGCATCAGATAAAGCACTAGTTTCTCGCCTATTCTGAACCTTAATATATGTGGCTACCTTTTGGTTAATCGTTTTCTTTGTTACCTTGCCATTCTTTGCTCTTGAAGTGACCGTTTTTTGGATAGTTTTTGTACCAGTTTTAATATTAACTGTTTGGTCTGATTGATTACCAAAAGCACCGCTTGGCCCATAGCCATAGTAAAATGTCCGATGTGTACCATCGCCAACATCAAAATTACTTCCGGGTTGAGCGATTTGCAAAAAACATTCTGGCCTTGCTCCGTACGCATGATCTGAAATACCAAAGTGTCCAATTGTTTCTCCATTGGGGCTTAGCCACAACAATTGGATCTGTCCAATTGCTCGACCACTGTGAGTTCCGTTCCATTTTGTATGATGAATACCGGCTTTAATCCGATATTCTGGTAGTGCTTGTGTCATACCATTGTATTTATATCCGGGACCCAACCATTTATTGTCGTTGTCGGCTAAACTGGTTGGCATTGTACCATAATCTTTTTTGCCATTAGTTTTCTTAACAATCATCGATCCAGAATCTTCATTTATTGCCGCCGTCCCTTGGAACACGTGATCAGTGCCAGTTTTGATTGGACTTAACGCGTCGGCCCCATTACTCCAAAGCGCCATCGAATTGATTGGATCATCAATAACATTTTCCCATTCTTGAACAGCTTGTGCTTGGTCTACTGGGTCTTCCGGCCCAACACCATAGTTTCCGCCATTCAAAGAATATCCGACGTATTTTAGTGCTCGCTTTGGAATGATTTGAATGACTGGCTCTGTTTGGGCAGTTCCAGATACAGTAATCGTATTTAGACCATTTTTTAAAGGAACTTCTACTTGTGGCAGTGTCGCCCGTGGATCTGACATCACGAATGTGATTGTCGATGTCGTGTCCCAAACACCTTCTTGAACAGCTTGCGGATCACTAATTGCAGTAATGTGTCCCCAATAAGTTAGGTCTGGTTGGAATCCAAATACCAATGGAATCTCTTGATTATTATCAGCTTCATCAGTTAATAATAACCCAGCTAACGTCTGAGTATAATCTAAATAAGACTTTGAGTTTTGTGGTGCCATAATTGTAATTGGAATATTAATTGTCTTTGATGTATAATCTGTTCCACCATAATAATTACCATATTTTGCAGGGATGTCAGTTGCAAGTTCTGACATTGTTGGTGCGATTGGTGGGAGCACCATTCCCATAATGACGTGTAAGTCTGTACGACTATTAAGGCCGCCTAAACTAAATTCATCTTCTTTTAATGCCAACGGTTATTCCTCCCACTCTTATTCTATGTACATGGGGGAAATATCCCCCATAAAATGGTTAATTTATCAGATGATTATAAACATCTTTTGGTTTCTGTTGTCGTTTAACCGAGTCGTAAATACTTTGATCAGTAATGACAGCAAGATTTGGAGTGTTAGCTGATCCTAATAAAGCTTGCAATAGCGCGTTCGTCTGTTGCTGTAATGTTACCAGTTGAGAGAGCGTACTATTATCAATATTATTAGAGTTATTAGACGAGTTTGCGATGCTACCACTTTCAAGATAGTTAATTGATTGCTTCAACTGTCTGATAGCAGCATCCTTATCGGTTAAAGAAACGACCATTTCTGGCTTGTTCTTTTCAGCGATGTTAATCGTCTGAGCTTTGTCAATTAATCCACCATGTTCCATACCCTTGATGTAACGATAGGCTGCGGATGCGTTAGCCAACCGTGTACCACCAGTCGAATCCATGGCGCCACCAGATTCCCATGTTGCAAAGAACTTTTGTGCGGCGGCAGTAGGACTTGTCATACGTAATACGGCCTTCAACATTCCGTTTGCGCCAGGTTCATTTAAGGCGTAGCCAATTTGACCGGCAGCAGAGTTCCATGCGTAACCGTGTCTTCTTAGCCAACTTCTTAAACCAGTTTCACGAGTAAACGTCCATTGGCCTAACCCAGTACCGTGGTCACTACTATTGACAGCAGATGGATTTAAGTTAGATTCTTGAATCCAGTTACCCAAAATACCAGCAATACCACCATTTTGAGATGCTGGATAACCTTGTTTAAACGCCTTTGCTAAGGCACGAGCACGAGAAGCGACGCTACCTGATAACTTGACGTTACCAACGAGCTGTTCGTCTTGTCCGGCCTTTAACATCTTCTTAAACCAACTAGTCAATGTGTGTACCACAATGTCGCCGGTCATTCCAATGGCCTTACCAGCTAAACCGCCACCCTTTGCAAGAGCGTTTAGCGGTGAAGCAATCATAGCAGAAAGATATTTTCCAGGCGACTTAATCATCTTACCAAGGTTATCAATCAGCTTAGATGCTTTGGTCTCAACTCCAGAGAACCAATTACCGACACCGTGCACAGCACCGCCAATAGCACTGCCGATACCATCTAACCAGCCAGTGGCACCAGCGAAAGCTGGAATGCCTTGTCCGCGTTCTAGGTATGGTTGTACCATTCTAGCATCTTCGCCCTTAGCAATTTCAGTGCCCTTTGGAAGATTTACAATGATATTTCGCTTATTAGGAAACATTCCCATGCGTCCATCTGGTAGTTTGTAGGCTTCGCGCCAATATTTAGACTTAGCATCGTTTACCAGCGCTGGACCACCAGCAGTACCCTTTGCATAAGTGCTTATTTTAGATGAACTGTAACTTGCTTTTCCAAGTCTAAAACTCTTGCCAACACCGATTTTCTTTTCAACGCCGTTGATGGCGTCTGCAACAGCATTCCAACCATTAACAACAGGATGAATAAGTCCGTTGTTAACAATACCAGCCATTGAGTTCCAGATACCATGCCATGCACCTCTCAGAGCACTAGCGATTCGTCCCGGCAACTTCTTAAAGAAACTGGACATGTTATTCCCAAAAGTTTTAATTTTTTTCCATATTTTACCAACCCATCCGCCAATGGTGCTAGAGACAGATTTCCATAACTTAGCCACAGGAGACAATATCTTTCGGAACCATTTCACAACGCTGTTGTAGATGTTATGGACCCATTTTCCGATAGTACCTGATATTGACTTCCACCATCGTGAGGCTGTCTTTGAAACAGACTGCCAAGCTTTGGCTACTGGACTTAATATTTTTTTAACCCACTTAGTAACACCTTTCCAAATATTGTGAGCCCATTTTCCGACCGTACCAGAAATAGATTTCCACCATTTTGATGCTGTCTTAGAGATTGAATGCCATGCTTTAGCTAACGGAGATAGGAGCTTACCAATCCACCTAGTAGCGGTGTGATAAATGTTCTTAACAAACTTTGTAACAATCTTTAGCGCACCATTCCATCCTTTGGAGATGCCCTTACCAATTTTGCCCATTGTTTTTTGGATTGGCCTGACCATCTTATCAATAGTCTTACGAACATCACTAGCCCAGCGTTTAATTTTCTTTCCAACATCAGTAAAGAATTTACCCATGTTTCTGACAGCCTTGCCAATTCCTTTGAATAACTTAGCTAGACCAATTGCGGCTAATTTACCAGCAATTGCTCCTAAGGCGGCGATGAACTTACCAATGCCCTTAACCACACCAGCAATATCCTTGCCAATCGTTACAATTGATTTACCAACAGGACTTGTCTTAAACCATTTGCCGATTTTTTGAAATGGCTTCTGAATTGCTTTAACGGCCGGAGCAAAAAATCTTCCGATTCCCTTGACCCATTTCCAAATGGTTTTTTCAATACCAGATAACATTTTTCCAACTGACTTTCCGATACCTGTTTTACCAAGACCAGAAAACATTTTTCCAAACGATGAACTAATTGATTTACCAAGACTACTCAAACTAGGCATTTTAATACCTTTGAATAATCCGCTAAACCACTTACCGATTCCACTAATTTTAGGAAACTTAAAGTTTTTGAACATCTTTCCAATATTAGGAAGTTTAAACCCTTTAAACATCTTACCAAAATTGATGTGTGGCATTTTTAGTTTGCCAATCCACTTACCAATACCACCAAACCAATTACCGATTGATTTTTTAATGGTTGACATCTTAGGCATTTTGAAGTTCTTCATGGACTTCTGGATCTTCTTACCTAATTTGCCACCCCAGTCTTGACCTTTTGATCCACCTAGCCAAGATCCTGCAAGTGATCCACCCATAGATCCTAGCTTGGCTCCAACAACAGTCCCTGCGGGTCCAAATAGTGTACCAATAGCACCACCGGCAACGCCACCAATACCTCCGCCGATAGCACCACCAGCAAGTGTTCCACCTAATTGTCCGGCTGTTTTACCAACCTTTGAACCAGCATTTTTCTTGTTGATTCCAATAAGGTTCATGGCAGCAAGCCCAGTTTGTAACCATGGGACACGTTTTAGTAAACCGCCACCGACTCTAGCAACTTTTCCAATTTTAGAACCAGTAGTACCAATTCTACCAACGCGACTGCTAATTCTCTCAGCATCTTCTGTTGTAACCCCGCCTTTCGCCATTCGGCGTAATACTGAACCTTTCGATCCAGCCTTTTTAGCGGCTCGATACTCAGAGCGAGTTGTCGTAATTTCTTCTTTGGCGGCCTTTCCAGCCTTTCCAGCCTTACCGCCAGCTCCACCACCGATTCCCCCAGCAACCTCAGATGCTTCTGCTCCAGCAGCTTCACCGGCAGATGCCCATGCGTCTGCAAGAAGCTTAACGGCTGCTGTTTGTTCGTCGATCTTAGCCACAGCAATCTTACTTGCACTCGACGTATCAATTTTATTCGTACTGAATAATTTAGATACGACTGATGCAATTGTACCAGAGTTGCGAATAAAGGCTGCAACAGCACCAGAAACCAATCCAATTGCTGGCACAAGTAGTGCAACAGAAGCAATGGCCTTTTTAGCGCTTGGATTAAGCTTATCAAACTTATCCATGATGATCGTTAGCGCCTTAGCACCTTTAGTGATATATGGTAAAATTACTTTACCAAACTCAATCTCTAATGCTTGCAAAGTCGTCTGGAAAATCTTAAGCTGGTTCTGAGACGTCTTTAAGTTCTTTTGAGCCAAGTTGCCAATATAGTCATTCTTAGCTGATCTCTCAACTTGACCATTTAATTTATCCAATGCTTTATAATTGTCTGTTAAGATACCACCGGCCTGTTGCCCAGTAGTACCAAAAATAGCATGAAAAACATCAGTACGATCATGTCCAGAAAGATTCTTCATGTGACTGTTTAAAATGCCAAAAATAGCGGACATTGACTTCATTTTTCCATTTTTATCAGTAAAACTTTTTGTGTTAAGCCCTAAACTCTTTAAGGCGGCTGCTCCGTTTTTAGATGGAGATACTAACGAGTTAATTGTTTTTCTTAGCCCAGTACCAGCTTTGTCAGATTCAAGACCGTTGTTCGATAAAATACCCATAGCACTAGCTGTTTCAGATATACTAAATCCAGCTTGATGAGCCGTGTTACCAACATATTCCATACCTTTTCCTAGGCTTTGGAAGTCAGTAGCAGTCATATCAGCGGCATAAGCCATTTCGTTAACAACCGTTGAGGTATTTTTTGCCATTTGAGCTGTTGACTTAGCTCTTAAACCAAATGACTCCAGTGTCTGTGTTGAAACAGCGGTAACATCATTGAAATCATCACCAGAAGCAATCGCACCTTTAACAAGAGTTTTCATAGCCCCAATCGCTTGGCTAGAACTATAACCACGCTTGATTAAATCTTGATACCCATCAGCAACTTGTTTTTGTGTCAACCCGTATTGCTTAGAGTATGACTTTGTATTCTTTTCCATTAGCGCCATGTTGGCGTTAATTTCTTTAGTCCCCTCAGTGTTTGAGCTGACGATTAAGTTTTTGGTTTTATTAAAAGATGTTTGTAATTCAACAGCAAGCGATGTACCATGCTTAGCGACTGCTGCCATACCCATTGTTGCATATCCTGCTCCGCGAGAAACTGATCCCAAAGCAGTAGCAACACCAGAATACTTTTTCTGCATTCCACCAATCTTATCACTAAACGAGTTAATAGTATTGCCAGATAACCCTACGTGCTTGTTGAGTGACTTGATCTTGGCGTCAGTTTCACCGATTTTAGCACCAAGTTCGTTTACTTTCTTAGCCTGTGCTGAGTAAGCAGCAGAAGTTTCACCAGAACGAGATTTTACCAATGACAATTCTGACATTTCTGTCTTGTATTGATTTAATAAACCCTTTTTAGATCCAACTAAAGACCTTAATTCTACCGACATTGCGGTATAATTCTTGCCTTCTGACCTTAAACGGTTAGCTAATGATTCTGATATTTCACTGGTTGATTTTGAATACTGTTGCATTTGATGCAAACCAGTAGCATATTTTCTCTGAGCTTCTTGGGCCTTTAAATAAGACTCTCTGGCTTTTGAGACAATTGCTGATTGCTTGTTAATATCAACGCCGGAAGCACTAGAGCTTGATTTTAATAGCTTGTAAGCTTTTTCTTCACGACCAAGTTCGTCTTTTAGATTACGAGTCTTGGCGGCGAGCAGCTCCTTGTGTTTGGCGTTGGCGTCAGTCTCTTTACCCTCAGCAATAAGTGCTTTTTCACTAGCTTCTAATGAGTTAGTGTATGCTTGGTGAGATTTCTTAGCACGGTCAATCCCAGTTGAATATCTAATTTCGGCAGATCTAGCAGAATCTAGCTCACTTTTGCGACGGTTTAAAGCCGCATTACTCTTAGTGAGTTCGTTAGTCCAACGCATAACTGCCAACTTTTCTTTGTCGGTTGTTGCATTGGCATTCTTCAAAGCATCTGCTAATCTCTTGTTATAATCAGTTTGTAACTCAATTTCTTTGTTCAGTCCAGTGATTTTGGCGTCCAGTGCAGCAGCACTATCGCCGGCAGCTTGCATCGCTGAGGAGCTTGAACGCCATTCTTGGCCTGTGGAGCGAATGGCCCCTTTTAATGTACGCAAACTCGATTGAGCCTTTGTATCATTGATATTAACGTTATATGTTAAACTACCATAGGCGGCTTGCTTCATTTAATAAATCCTCCTCACATACGAAAACAAGCCCACCAAAGTAGACTTGACAAATAAACTAATCAAACGTTTCTAATGATCACGACTATCAAGCTCAGCTTTATGGTCTTCCATCCAATAACCCAAAGGCTCGATGGTGTCATCATCATCACCACTAACTTGACTACCATCTTCTTCAACTGTTAAAGTCTCGATAAGATCAAAATAGTTAGTTTCTTCTAGGTTATTAAAAGTATCATTATGTTGCTGGATAAGATCTCTTTCGAGACGATTGATGTTATCTAGCGTCTCCTGAAACGTCTGCGGTGTCGCTGGGCGTATCAGAATCGTCTTCACCATCCTCATCATCAATGTGCATGATCTTTTGAATGATTTGTCCAAATAATTCATCAGTTTCGTCTGGTTCAATGTCTTCCAGCTTATCTGCTTGTGGTTCTGTTAGCTTTAAAATATCAGCAATAAATTCGATTGTTGCATCGGTTGCTTCTAACTTTCCACTTAGAAATGCGTCATAAGCTTCTTCATTAGACATGTTCTCAGCATCAATCTTACTTAATTTTTCAAGCTTGATTTGAACCTTTAACGTTTTCTTCAAGTTTTTATTTGTTTCGTTAACTTCGATAGGCTTTTTAATTCCTAATACCTTAGCATCAATTTTGACAGTCATATAAATCTCCTCGTCTTTCATATTAAATTATGTATACCACCAAAAAGGTGGTAGTTGCTATTCAGCAACGATGGTTGCGCCATCATAACTTGGAGTTATCGACACCACTTTAGGCGCCGGCGTCACTGGGGGTGTACCCTGGGAAGATAAACTTCATCCAATCATCAAGCTTAAATTCAGTGTTAGCTTCGTCACCCTTAGCATATGCAACCTTATCGGAAGAACGGTTAACGGCCGTAAATGTTAACGAATCAGCAGCCAACTGTTCCGTGTCGGTATTAGTTTGCATGTTATGTTCTTCAAGACCAAAGGTCCCTTTAACTAACGCCAAGTGAAGAATGTTGTTTAGACGCCCGTGGGTAACAAATTCAAGTGCTGAATATGGCGCCCTAGTGTCAGAAGTAACGACTGAGAAACCTTTAGAATTATCAACACCAGTAATAGCGTCGATGACATCTTCTGGAATGTCGTTTGCTCCAACGGTCGCGGTGATTGAACCAGTACCCTTGCCAGATGTTTCAACCACCATATCAGACCCATAAATCTTAGTCATAGTTGGTGCTAAACCTGTGATGTTACCGACCGTCATACCTTGCGCAGTTGATGCGTTTAGGTTGAAGACGCCGGTAGTACCAATAGCCTTATTCGTTAAATCAATTTTTTCGGTATCTTGTGTAAAAATAGCGACTTTGGCACTATCAATACCTTTGGTTTTTGCCATTAGTAATTACCTCTTTCTTAATAAATTGTCTTTTTGAAATGGTAAGTGCTATATAATTGAGACGTGCTAGGGTCTCTATCAATACCGCCACCAATTGTTTGAAACCAACCATTCTTTCTTAACAAGTTCCTGATCGGTCTTTCGTATAACGCTGTTAAATCTCCATCCGCTTTAACTGGATAAAAGAATTGAACTTGAACTGTCCCGTCATCAGAAATAATATCGTCGCTTCCAAAACCACTAGGAATACGAGCAATGTCGTTTACTAAAATGACAATTTTATTCAGCTTTTGTGACTGAATGCTGTGTGGCAGTCCATATGAGAATACATACTTTGGATCAATTCCGTCAACTCCAGAGTTGCGGATGATCTCTTTTACATCATTTGAAATCATTATAGCAACCCCTTTGCATTAAGAATCGCTTTAGCAGTTTGTGTCTGAGCAGTAAAGATTTGATCATATGGCATCGTCTTTGTTGCATTCTCAAACCAAAACTGTGCTGGTTGCCTATACGTTCCCCAGTCAGTCCAGACCGCGATTGGGTAAGCTTTTCTTTCAAATCCAACCTCTGTTGCACCGTCGATGAACTGATTAGGCTTATGAGTAATATGATCACGCAAGTGCCCAATTGATTCTCCATATAATTGTTTATCTTTGGCATCTTCAAATTCATCATATGGTGTGTTATCATAGAGATGTTTCTCAATGATGGGCACGGCGGATTCAACGATTGCGGAGCGCTCTTTTCTTGAAAGTTTGAAATTATCAAGCTTTTTCAATAACTCGTCTTCACCAGTAACCTCAATTGATCCGAGACCATTAGTTACCAACGTTTTATTAACTGCCAACGTCATCATCTCCATATCCGCCAGTGGATGCTTGATTGCCACCGTTCTTAACAACTGATTTCAATGACAATAAATCATAAGTGACGATAGCGGTAGTATCGGGAACTTTGTAGGTGATAATATAAAACTTGCCTCGATACTTAGCCCGATAACTATCATAGTCAAAATTAGGACGGTGTTTAACGGCAATGACCATCGTGTCTTCCATATCCATACCGTTAACACCAACAATGTTTCTGTCTGATACTCGATACGGAGCGCAATGGAATGTGTATTTAATTTTAAAGTTGCTATCATCTAATGTGTCGGCACCATTATCAATAATGTTACCGTTGGACAGCTCTGTGTATTCATCTGCTACTCCTAGATAAACCTTTTCTTTGTATCGCCACAGGTCAACTTTATTAGCCATTTATGCACCTTCTTAAATTGAGAAATTGCGTCCATAGTTGATAACCGTGTCAAGCGACGCAACATTTTGAGTCCCACTTGTAACAGGAGATCCATCTCTACGTAAGTATGATGCAGTTGCGACCTCTAAAACGGCTGTGTCAATCATGCTTTGATAGTCTTCTTGTCTCTTGTTAAGAAACTGGTTGTCTTTTCCTTGAACATATAAATCAACATAGTTCTTAGCGTTATCTAAATAAATCTTAACGTCTTCATCGTCATCTGCATTAATGTGATTTTTAAAATCATCGAGAGAAACTGACATCATTGCACCTCCTATGTACCCGTTAAGGGTTTACCCCTTAAGCGGTTGGCGTTGCTTTAACTGCTTCCGACTTAGCTGATTCCCCAGCGCCGTTCTTAACCGTTGCCTGGACAGTATATTCAGTACCAGCAGTCAGTCCAGTAATTGACCCAGTTAATGAAGTCTTTAAATCTACCGTTCCATTATTGGTGCCGTCAGTCCAATAAACAACTCGGTCGGTGATTGCACTGCCTGTATTTTCACCATCAACTAAAGTAACATCAATTTTGCCAGAACCAGCGGTGAGCGTTGCGGTTGGTGCTGATGGTACTTTATCTAAAGTTGTAAAATCTGAAATTGTTGTCTTCTCAGATGCACCGGCATATGCAATTTGATATCCAGAAACCTTTGTGTTCGGCTTTAACCCAGTAATTGTAACTGGAGATGGCTGATTGTCAATTTTCTTTGCGCCAGCATTATCGTAAACATCAAAATTTGCCAAAAACATAACCTCCTATCGTGAAACCATATGTATGCCCCCACAATGGGGGTAATCGGATTTACTACTTGGCAACAACCGTTGCACCATCGGCGGTCGGTGTTACACTAGTCACCGTCGGTGCCGGATTAATTACTCGCAGGCTTAGCTACAACGAATGCTGATGGATTAGTAACAGTACCGTCCATATATCCGTTAAGAACAACCAAGTGACCACCAGTCATAGCTTGCGTAGTATCTGAAACTACGTGAGTTAACTGTAAGCCTTGCTTAGTCATAATCGTATAACCAGCGTTAAAGTTACCAAGGATAATTTGACCATTCTTGTTACCGTTCAAGACGTCTGAAACGAACACTGGGATTCCTTGGAAGGAATAACCAGGGCGTACACCAACTGCACCGGCGATAGCCGTTTGCATTTGTGGCTTAAAGATCAAATGTTCGTTGTCGTCATCTTTCAACTTAGAAACAGCATTGAAGGCATCACGAGACATAACAAAGATCGCTTGGTCTAAATATGCAGGGTTAATTGACATAGTAAAGTCAAGCATTTCATCCAAGGTTGGGGTTGCACCGGCTAAAGTAACGACCTTAACGTCATCAGCACCGATAACTGGTTTGAACGTCTTGTTAGCGTCTTCGCCAGTCTTAGCACCAACTAATACCGCGCGTTCAATAGCTTTACCTAATGAACGACCCAAACGGCCAATAGCATAATCGACAACGTCCGGTGCACTATCGTTAATCATCATTTCTGATAATTGCAATGCGGCACCGACACGCTTTTGAGTCAAGGTAACGTACTTCAAAGTTGGGGTTTGTGCCTTAACAGCTTCGAGTTCACCAACGAAACCATCGTCAGAAGTATCGTTTTCACGAACGACTTCCAAGTTACCATTCATAGAACCAACCTTGTTTGACAAAGCAAACACTGGTGAAGTTTCTTGTAACTTCTGGATAATTGTTTGTGAGACGCTCGTTGGAATTAAAACACCACCGTTTGATGAAGTACCATTAACGGCATTACCCCATGACAAACCATTGTCAGGAAGATCACGAGATTCTTGTGGCAAGTCTTTTTGTTCCTTGACAGCTTCCACGTACTTCTTGGCTGCTTCACTCCCACGTAACTTACCACGGATCATATCAGCAGTGGCACGCTTTTCGAGAGCTTTAAATTGCTTCTTTTCCATTTCCACACTCCGTTCATTGTTTGCTGGAACTGCGTTACGACGTTCTTCGTCCAGTTCAGCAATATCATCGTTAATTTTTGAAATATCGTCTTTAATTGAACGCATTTCCTTAATTTGATCATCAGTGATCGTCTTATTATCAATGGCGTCTTTAAAACCGCCCAGTTTTTCCTTTAAAGCAGTCCGCTTTTCTAAAAGACCTTTCTTAGTCTTCATCTGCCATGCCTCCAATTTCTTCATAGAGCTTAGATGCTTCAAGACTCCGTTTTCTTGCTTCTTTTTTTCGTCGTCTTTCTTGCTTGGTTTCTTACCAGCCGGAACTTGAACTCCGTCTTTTGGCTTATCATCGTCCGTTTGAGTGTCTTCGGGTGCGTCGCCAGAATCGTCTGGTTCTGGAACGTCCGAGTCATCGTCACGGGCGGATAATACTCCTTGAATACCAGTAAGAATGCTTTGCGTTAAAGTAGCTGCGAAGTCGTCAAGGTCGATAGTTTGCTTTGTGTCAGTAACTGCATCCTTACCATCTGGTTGATCGTCACGCTTTGCTGGCTTTACCACAACTTCATTTGCTGGTAATTTACCGGCACGACGTTCGAGTTCTTCACAAAGATCTCTTGTTTCTACACTGTCAAGCTTCAAGTCATTACCCTCCTTTTTAATATTCACAATTTCTGAAACGCTCTTGATACCTCTTTTTTCAAGGTCTCGTAGCGTCTTTAATCCACGTGCTTCAATGCTAGAACTTAAATATGCTGGGAATCTAACAGCGGAAACTTCCTTTAGGAACAGTTCATTGACTGTTCTAAGAGGAACACCATCATCAAAGTCTCCGCCATCCATGTCCCAACTGTCATCTAGGACGATAAACCCAAAACTCATACTAGTGATAACACCAGTCTTAATTAACTCATAGGTATCTCGTCCGTCATTTGTATCTAGGATTTGAGCTTCCATATAAAGCCCTTGGTCGTCTACTCTTAAGACGAGCGATCCATTTGCGGTAGTAGCCAGAAGCTTGTCCGAGTCATGTTCAGCATAAAAGTCGATTACGTCTCCATCTGAGATTGCAGACTCGAAAGCCGTTGGAGAGATCGTCTCTCGGAACGGGCTACCATCAGCCGACATAACTTGACTGTAAGATCCAGCTCGGTTAACATAACCAGAAACTTTAAGATTATCATCATCAAAAGATAAATCTCTAGTTTCAAAGCTAAGAGTTCTTAATTCTGTCTTTTTAATCTTGATTGCCTCCTAACGCATTGTTATCAGCCTTATGTTGATGGCTGTCTTGCTGATTTTTTGTATTTGGTGCTTTCTGGGCACCTTTTGCAGGCGATTTGCCGACTGTGGCACTATCAGAATCAATCGATGTGTTTGCACCAACATCAGCACCACCAGCAATCCCAAGGTTAGGAATCTTCATTTCACCAGTCTTAGGATAATACAGAACAGATCCAAGACTTAAATTAATGAAGTCGTCTCCAGCAATGTCTGCGAACCCAAATTTGTTTCTGAACTCATCATAAGAAATCAAGCCTTTGTCATAAAGTGCCCCATAAGAGGCGACTTTTTCTTTGAAGGTATTCTGCATGATTGTGTCAGTATCGAACTTAAAGAAAATTCCGTCTTCTTTTTCGCTCTCTAGCAATAATTCCTTATTGATAGCAGCTTCAAAGCTTGACAGAATCGGTTTTAAACAATACTGGAAGAATTGGAGGTTATTTTGCTCATTAGAGTTATACTTGTTCGCACTCGCATTGATTAGTGTTTCTGGAATATTAAACATGCGCGCGATTTCACCAAGCATTGCTTTTTTGCTGGAATCTAGTTGCATATTATCTGGATTCGTGCTAATCTGTTTATATTCAAGCCCGCCTTCTAAGAACAATGTCTTACCAGCGTTTTTGCTACCCGTGTAACTTTGGTTAAACTGCGATTTCAAGCGGTCTAACGTTTCTTGCGCCACGGTCCTTTGGCTAGAAACAGCTCCAACTGGAACGGCACCGTTGGCCATTAAGTTCTTTTCATAATCTCGTTGTGCCAGCGCTAGTTGCAACGTGGGTGCATAATCCGACATGATACCAGTAGAAGTAATACCATCTGGAGTGTCTGAAATGATGTTCATTAGGTCATCTTCATCATAGTTATAACTGCCAGACTGGGAATTATACGTATAGACGCCATAATACTTATATCCACCATACGTATAAACTTCGGTTGTCATGTCTTTAGACATTAAGGGATAAATACCGTTAATGTTGTTTTTGCTTCTATCTATATACGAGAACGATCTACCATACAGAAGCAAGTCCTTGACAACTGAGCGCTTATAATTAAAAGCGGACATTGACTCGTTGACTTGCGAATTAAGTAATGCTGTACGATAGTCATTCTTAACGGGTAACGGGACGCCTTCATCGCTATTCTTCATCATAAGAATATCAAGTGACGCAACAGTATCAGCAACAAGTGCTACTGCGGCACCAAACGACGGAATTGCCATGACAGAATCTTCTGTGATTGGCTCCGTATCTCCGTTTAAAAGCATTGGTCCAGATCCAGTTTGGGATCTTACAAAAGTGCCGCCTCGACTGTCTTGTCCCGGCTGTTGTTGCGTAAATGGTAAGCTGAAAATATTCTTTAGCGACCATTTATTATTACTCTTAGCGATTTTTAGTTCACCCCTTTGTTAAAGCAAAGTGATATTGGCCTGTCCACCGATGATATTTGAAAATTCATCAATTTCCCATAGTGACATTGCGTCAACCACGGCTGCAACCATATCAATTTTGCCGTTTGATTTTTTCTTATTTAAGAAATAAGACAAGTTACTGTCTGTAACCATTCTTGCGTTCATAAAGTTCTCTTTGAGCATATCGTTCTTATCATATGCAAAATTTCCATCTTCAATAGACTCACGAAGTAATTTTGTCCCTGGGTATAATCCCTTTGCGTTTTGCGGAACCTCAATGCCATCATATCCAGCAGCCAAAAACTTAGCTACCGTAGATCGTGCGTTCCACTTATCATACCCAAAGCCCTTAATATTAACCCCGTATTTTTCCTCTAACTTAAAGAAGAAGTCTTCAACAAAACCATAATCAATCGTTGTGTCTCCAGACGAATAACCCCAACCTTCGTTTTCGCTATGCTGGTAGTCCCATCCTTCGACCTTTGATTTCTCATTAATTCTTCCGGCTGGGAAGAACGACCATGCTTTTGCTACATATTTAGCATGACTTTCATCAAATGTAACCATCGCAAGACCAAAATTATCACGAGATTCAGCGAAATCAAGACCCACGAACACATCTTTGCCATACCAATCGTAACCTTGAACTAATTCTGAATTATCAAGATCATTCTCTGTGACAAACTGTTCAGCCTGTGCACCGTCAACGAAGATATTCATGAACTTCGTCAAAAAGTTTTGACGCTTATCAGCATAGGTAATAGCATCTTCACGATCTTTAAAAAGTCTTTTTTTAACTGATGGAAATTCTTGCGAAAGAGGATTGACTTTTATTAGCTCTTTATCGCTAGTTGCCCACTTTTTTGGCTCATCTGGACGATATATTAAAGCAAAATAAGTCGGATCATATAACTCCCCATCAACAATCTTGTCCTTGGCGCGCTCTATTTCAGCAGTCATAGGATTATGTAATGAATCATACGCAGTTGAAATAATAATACCAAGCGGATTTGAAACAAGGTTTTGTCCAGATTGCATGGCTTGTATAGGATAACCATTTGGTAAGGCCCCGACTTCGTCAGCTAAAAACGCTACTGGCTCGCGGGCATCAAGCCTGTTGTTCGAGTTAGCTAATGGCTTATAAGTATTCTTTGTCACTAAACAAGTGATTTCCTTATTGGTTACTTTGAAGAATCTCTCCAGTTCTGGAGAACCATCAATCAAAGAGTCAACCTGTGTCTTCAATTGAGACGACAAGTCTAAGTCTGGAGCGACTGAATAAAATTTTGAGTATCTAGGCTCCAAAATTAACAATAAGATAAAAATTATAGAACTTATGAAAGTTTTTCCATTCTTGCGTGGGATAAGCATAGTAGCTGTGTTATATCTACGCAAACTATGGTCATCTTTATGTCTCCAGCAGAAAATATTAACAAAAAAGAACCACTGAAACCCAGCGAGGGCATCATAAGCACTTTCTCCTCGTCTAGGTCCAGTTGCCATAGTGATTAATTTAAGTAGCTTAGACACCTTATCAAGCGCCCTTATATCAAAATAGTAGTCGCCTTTTCCGTTTAAACTATCATTAACTTCTCTAATGAAGCGATCGGTAACAATTTTTACATCATTGTTGACGATAATATCGCCGTTTTTGATTCCAAGCGCATATTTGTAAGCTGGATGATTAAATATTTCTTTATCTTTCAAAATAATCACCTCAATATATGTAAAGCCCAACTGTGGCATGGGCCAGCCATTTTATTACAGTTGATGGTTATAAAAGAACATGGAAAGAAAACGCCCACCTGTTTTGCTTTATTGAGTTAAGCTACAAGCGAATAATCGGACTCGAACCGATGTTATCAGATTGGAAATCTAATGTGTTGCCCAACTACACTATATTCGCATAAAGTCCCCACTTGGGCCACATTGTTAAGAGGTGTGTGGGGTGCGATTGTGTATGGTCGGATAAGTAGACGTCACTTATCGGGACTAGTGGTCAGATACAAAGCCTCTGCCGGGCAATATGGCGACCTCAACCATATTTATGTGATTACTAGGGAGTCGAACCCTAGACTTAATCTGATTCTAAGCACCAACTTCTGTGCTAGTGTCGAACTAGCTCGCCATCAGATTTCAGATATTGCATAACTCAATGGCCCCCTGTATTTCAGCGTGCACATAGCCTACTCTGTGAGAGCATATGAATTAAGCTTTAGCATTTTTACCTTTCCGCCATAATCACGTGTTAAAATGTAAGTTTTATTAGTAATACAACCACCCAGGCGGGTATCGAACCCACGCACAACGAATGCCTTTGTTCAAGCACGCTGTTAATCTCTACTATTTTGACAAAAGCTGACTAAGGCTATGCAGCGACATACCTTTAACCACTCGGAAGATTGATGTGCTCTCCATGACTGGGTAAAATTAAGCTGGTTTTGTAGAGTTCCATAAACTCTTACTGCTCGGGCTGGGATCGAACTAGCGATCTCTTGATTAACAGTCAATTATTCTACCGCTGAACTACCGAGCAATGATTATGTATGCCCGACACACTAGCACCCGTAGCGCCGTGTTATCAGGGCTTTATCTATCTCAACCGAGGTTAGACCAGATAGATTTGGTTTTTCTACTCGCAAAAGAATGCTCACCTCCAAAGGCTACTCCATTATGGAACTTTTACTTTCGGGTGCGCGCTTCTCGGAACTTAAATTACTATGTAACATAAGCGGGTTTTACTACCCCGCGTGTATTATATCTTAAATATGTACTGCTGACGTTGTGTCAGCTTTTAACTGTTGATAATTTTCTCTAACTCACTGTTACCACTGCTTCGATCACCAATGGTCATGGCGCTCAATTGAGCACGGCTAGACGGAGACAGTCCGTATTGGACAGCCAATGTTCTAAAACGATCTAAAAACTTAATATGTGTGTTAATGGCTGGATTTTCAACCATTTTGACACCAAATTTTGTTCTTTGCTCAACCATTAATTCATCATTTTTCATTGCTTTGTTGGATTGTTCCATCATAGCCAAACATTCAGCTAGAGCACCCACACCCATTCTGTCTACATTTGATAGAATGTCAACATCGGCTAAAAGGTGGTAGATATAATGATAATACTTTTCGGCAGTTTCCCATCCTTTAATAAAGTCAGGTGCCACGTTTACTTCATTATCTTTGCCTTTGAGCCGTTCTTCATCCGCGATACGTGCTCTTAATTCTGATTGAGACTGATTATGACCTTTGGTTAGAGCAGCGGGCTTTCTTGCATTAGGCAATTTATCCACCTCTCTAAAACGTTAAATCTTTATCTAAATCTATTTTTACTTTTGTTAAATCCCAGTCGAAATCAATTCCGCCAAGCCCCATAGCAAGGTTGCACTCTCGACATAACGTAACACAATTTGATTCGTCATACATCAATGTCGGGAACTTGACCCTTGGCTTAATATGGTGGACAGTTAGATCGGTGTAGACATGCTTATGAAGCTTAATTAAGCATCTCTGACACTCACCACCGTCCCTAAGAATGATCTGTTTTCTAAAAATCCGCCAACGTTTGGACGTTAATTCCCTGTCTGTATCGCGTTGATTGATTCTATTCTCCTTGGCAGTTCTATTATTTTTTCTTTTTTTAATTGGACAATCATGTGTTGAAATGTCAACAATCATGCCACAATAAGGGCATATTTTGGAGTCCTTACCCGATTTCGTATTCTTCAAGATCATCACCATTAACTTCAATTAGAATACCGCAATAGGGACAAACAATATATGTGTCTTTCTTGCCTACTTCGACTGGAGTTGAACATGACGGACATTCTTGTGCCATGCGTCTCACTCCCTTTTAATATGTATTACCAATGCAAAGACTGAAAGAAATCATTGGTATGCGCTTCCTTGGCGAATTTTTTGAACAATAATGTTCGTCTCTATAACTTTGACGAGTTATGTACGAGAAGATAAAATCTTCTCAGGAGGAATAATGAATGATTACAGTGATTGAGCGACTGTTCTGCGAGTTTCTAATTTCAATCCAGGCCAAACTGAGTCTGCGAATTTCAAATCACCAGCAGTAGGCGTATCTTTTACTGCATCTGACAAGTTGTTATACTGAGAATAACCTGTACCATAAGCGATACCTGCTCCGTAGTCCCAATTCCTAACAACGGAACGAATAGCATCATATTTTGTGTCATCATCTAAATCGTAAGATGAAACAATTGTTTGAATTACTTTAATTTGTTGAGTTCTATCCTTTTCTTCCATAAATAGTACACTCCTTTATATAAGTGCTAAAGCACTAACTGAGAGTAACTCGCTAACGCTCGAACTCTCAGTCTCCTGTCACACGATTAATTAAATGTTATCATGTGGTCGCCAAATGCGACATCGGGACACCCCTAACGGGAACTCATCACAGCAAGCTGTGCTGATTCCCTTCCCCCTAGCTCCCTACACTATACTCCCAAAGTGGTGGAAATATTACCATAATTTTGCGTTTTTTGGTCGTATTTCCACCACTTCCAAAAAATTCTTTTTTTTACTATTGACTATTCTTAAATTATATGATATACTCTTTAGTATAGGAGGAATCAAAAATGGACAAACACTTAGTAAAGCATGAATTAAACGAAGCAGAGTTACTTGGGACAATTAAGAAGTTAGACGAATTAGAACACGATGACGGAGTAGTACAAATGTTGGGGTCATATGACGAAATATTAACATACAACTTTCTTGTACCAAAGAACGATAAGACGAAATTACTATCAATGATCATGATTGATATTTCGAGAGGTCGAGAACCATCAGAATATGAAACTAAATTTCTTGATGAAATTGATAGCAGGTTTATTGCACATAAAGATAAAAAGGATTTTACCCCACGAGAAACCCTATGTCTATTTATGAAAGAATATTGGGATTGGGATGACTATGAATGGACAAATTACAGAAATGTTTCCGTATTAGTAAAAGATATGTTCAAAATTTATACTGATTTTTGTAAGAATAATAAAATTGCCAGAAGAAAAAGAATCTTATATGAAGATTTCAAAAATTATCTGTCAAAATATGGAAACTTGAAAAGATACCGAAAGAACGGTAGTAGTAGAACAACAGATGTCATGGTTATCACAAATCTTCCAGCCTACAAAGAATCATTAACGGAAATTCCAAGTTTTGATCTGTCGAAGCATACAGAGTTAAAACAAGCATAGACAAAACGTCAATAGGTGTTATAATATAAGATATTAGAAAGGGTGATAAATATGTTTAATCAAGGAGCTTTTCATTTCTTTGTTATGGTAATCGTCTCACTTATCGTTATGGCGATCATTGCCGTATTCGTCATGGTTTGTGCAGTGTTCCCACACGTGTTAGCAACTGTATCTGTGATACTTGGAGCTATTTGTTACACTTGTGGCAAGTTATTTAAATAGGAGGAATAAAAATGATTAATAGTATAAGACTTTGGAGTGAATATTATAAAGAATATGTCGATTGGTATGACGGGGTTATGTTTGATTGCGACGGTAAAATATATTATGACGATGGAGTTGCTAGTGATGGGGACATCGGAATTGTTTATGAATGGTGTACAGGGGTCAAAGATATTAATGATAAATATATCTTCACTGGCGATATTATCAAGACTAAAGCCGGACGTATTCAGATTGTTAAGCAGGGCGTATTATTATCAGATGAAAACAACATCATTAGCGGATTTTATGCAGAGGATATAAAAAGTGGAAACCCATACACGTTTAGTCCCCATGATAAAGTAATTGGTACCGTGCACAATTAATAAAAAAATGCTGGAGGTAAACGATAATGATTAAGTTTAGAGGAGTTCCGTTAGATGATTATAGTCATGATGCTAATGTCGACTTTGATGGAACATTTATTTATGGGAATTATGAAAAAGTGGGTGACGATGTATTAATTTCTAGTGGAAAATTTGATTTAGAAGGAGTATCTGTTCCAGATTTATTTGCAAAAGTAGATCCTAAGACAGTGGGACAGTTTACTGGTCTGAAAGATATTAATGGTAAGGAAATCTATGAAAATGATATTATCCATTTTGGAAGCATTTGGTGTGTCGGTGATGAATGTGACCCTAGGGAAGAAGAACATATAGGTGCTGTGAAATATCGTACCGACTGTGCGAGTTATGAGGTCAATTGTAATGGACAAATATTTCCACTAATGGAAGTAATCAATTTTGATGGTTATTCAGTACAAGGCAACGTGCACGAGAACCCGGATCTATTGGAGGAAGACAAATGAAATGTCCATATTGTCACAGTGATGGTTCACGTTTAGACAACGCTAGTGTTTGGGGATCAAAACCAGTTGCCAATGTATCTGGGCCTGAATATCCGGCTTTATACATTGACCTATCTACACACAAACTAGTTATGGCCAACGCCCTAGAAGCATGGCGAATTAGATATTGCCCTATGTGTGGGCGAAAGTTATTGGAGGAAGAGAAATGACTGAGACAGAGAAGCAAAAAGCGTGTCGATATTGTCATGGGAACTCGCCACAACAAATTATGGACGTAGATAATGGCGATTTGATGGATGTATGGTTATTAGGACGTACATTGATGGCCAAAGAGATCAATATGTCTGGAGTTTATATTAATTACTGCCCAATGTGTGGGCGGAAGCTAGTTTAGGAGATAATAATGACAATTAATTTAAAAGTTGGAAACGTATTTCATATTGAAGATCCAGAAAACCACGTTAGAATCAATAATAAAGACTACATGGTAGTTGAAGATGCAATAGGATGGACTAAAAGGTTCTTTGTAGTAGATCTAACTGGGTCACGGGTATTAGAAAGCTTTAAATCATTGAATGACATCAACAAGTTTCTAAAAGACGCTTGGGATAAATATGATGTTGTTGTAGTGAATTAAGATGTTGGCTGCTTAAATGCAGCTTTTTTAATAAAATTGTTGACACTGAAAAACATGTGCGTTAGTATTAAGTCAATCAAGAAAGGATCGTGTTGAGGATGGATAAGTATGCCCTGATTGGCCAAAAAATGTGTTTCTCAAATCTCTGAACTAGGATTTTGTGTGAACAAGAGTAGGGCGCTCATTGTTTGAAGCTTTGTCTTTTTTCTGAGTTAGCTTGCGGGGTGCCTATATGCGTACGCGTACCTGTGTGTTTGCTGTTTTCCTGGCTTTCCAAGCCATACAAATTACAATATAATAATTTATTATCATGACTACAATAAAATACTATTGTAGTTTCTTTATTAATATGATAATAATTTATTATATTTTTTCCGTCTCAACATACTTTTTACGAACTTTTATGTATTTATTATAATAATGCGATATTGTGCTGAACTGCGTTCAATATCCGTCTTGTCACGTCCGTTCTACGATCGTGCAAGCATAGATCATCACATACAACATCAAGTCATCAACTTACAATCAACATCACAACATCAATGTAACAACACACATCACACAACCAACAACACATGAACACTCACTCATAACAAGTCATACAATCACGTTTAAGCAACTCAACACATCATCAACACAATAGTATACAACTAACACACAACTGCTTACAACGTCTCTCAATCGCTTATAATGTTGTTGTATTTAGTATCTATCATCAATCACGATCAACATACATCATTCAACCAACAATCGTCAATATAATTAGATCTAACAACGTTTAACCTATTCTCTTATAACTACACACAATAACGCTTAAAACGTATCACAACGCTTCTTATTGACTAATATAATCAATAACACAATATAAATATGTACACAAAAAAAAGATCTAACTAATTAAGTTAGATCTTAAATACATCAATACTTATCCAATTCATTTATGATATTGTTCACATCATCAATACTTAATAACTTCTCTTGATCAGTGAACACATAACACATCAACCTATCATCGTTGTAACCTTTAACACGATTATAATGTTTGCGAATTCTTTCCCTAATATTATAGCAACTACTGATCGTGGCTGTTGTATATACATCGATTAACTCTTTCTTAACGGCTTTCACGCTTTCAATACCGTATTCAGACAACACAACGGCTTGTCTTAACGTCATGTCGGTACCGGCCATATAATCATTTAGAACTTTTTCGGGCGTCATGTTATTCACCAACCTTGATAGTCTTTTTAGTAAACCACAACCCAACGCCGTGATACTTTCCCGTTCGTTGCTCTTTAATGCGATCGCGCTTACTTAATCGTGTTATAGTCAATTTATAAGCCTTTAAAGGTTTCTTGTTGAATAGAATACCATCACCGCCACGCGTCTTGGTGTATAACAGCACGGACTTTTTAGATCTTATTGGAACGTCAATACTAAAGCTTTTACCTTTATCGGGCGTAATTTTAAAATTGTATGTTTGTACGTGTCGTGTCGTATTCGTGATCACAACATTATTTTGATCGGTTGTACTTAACTTTACACCGCTTAGCATACTAGCCTGGGGCTTAATAGCAAACATCATTCCCAATAGAACCCCAACCATAATCAACACTACTTTATTTACTTTAAACATATTTACATTTCCCCTTTCCATTGATTGATATAAGTATATCAACACCAGCTTTATTTGTCAAGCATATTTTAACAAACAAAAAAGCACCCAATCAAGGGCGCTTATTACTTACATAAAACTCACATACAATTTTGTTTTATGATCTTGTAACCATTCGTAAAATTTAAATGATCCGCCGTTCAAAATATCTTGGCCAAAAATATCATAGCCACATCCGTGTACTGTATAATATGCGTCGGGTAATTCTACTACTGATCGCATATTAGATAAAGCATAATTAGTAGTAGGATCTTTTGCATAAGCTCGCAAGCATTGTCCTAATAGCGAATTCTTTTTGATACGCCCAATCGTAATCATACCATCAATAGTTTCATCGATGGTAGCGGTGTCCTCATCATAATCACCAATTAAGCAGTCGGAACATTCTTTTTTAGCCATTTCCCTGATCGTTTCCATGTCTAAATCGTAATCATGATAACTAAACCCACTCATAACGTCATTATCACAAACAACAGTGTTCGCGTCTAAATATTCCATGTCATTTTCTAAATCATATTTAATCATATTTATTCCCCCTTAATCAAAGTCAACGTAGAATTCATTGCCAACCACATACACATCGTAATATTCCGTAAAAAGTCTGATTTTTCTTTCATGGCTCGCTAACTGCTCTTGATCCGCTTGCAACAATTCTTTCATATCATCATTAAAGTATTCACCAATCACACAAAACAGACTATTAACTGTATGATCTATTGGGGTAATGTTTTCTAATTCTGATAAACAAAGACCCGTTTCAGCTTCAAAATTTTTCGAGGTATCAAAATTACTAATGTTCATTAAAGCAATCTTTAACTCGTCATTGTCTTGCTTACTTATTTCATTTTTTAAATTAATCATATTTACAGATCCTTTTCTTTTATTTAATGACTTAATTATAATCTTAGTTAGATACCTTGTCAACCACTATTTTTTATTTTTTAATAAGTTTCGATGGTGTATCCGCAATCCTTTAGCATGTCCAACTTATTACCCGATAGCTGCAAGCCACTGACTAGCGCTGTCTGAGTTTCAGGGACTAGCCGGGCAACTGCATAATGTTGGTGCAGCTCCTCATACGTGTCGGAGTTAGGCAACTCACCTAGTAACGTATTATGATCAGCTCCTCGAATACCGTCGCAAAACTCGCCAGACACTAGCACGCCATTTTCAAACATGTAAATAGCCTCGCCAAGATTGTCAGCTAGTTCAATACCGTCATCTAATAATCGTGCTTCTAATTGTTCTCTGGTCATATTTATTATTCCCTCCTTTATTTAATAACCTAATTCTAGCAAATTTTATTAGATCCGTCAACAACTTTTTACAAAAAAAACTAGCCTAATGGCTAGTTATTTTTTTTATCGATTCCAGATCGTACGTTGTGTGTTTTTAATTCCTTGTGGTATAAAATGGTTACGTGGGATCAGCATTTCGTTTTTCGTCCGACTTTGAGACGCGCCGAACAGTGACGCTATACTTGCCAGGCTGCTTGATCATCCATGATTGCCGTGAGTTCAAAGCCATATAATACCATGTTGTTTTGTTACTCTTGACAGTAACTCGGTACATGTTTTCAGTGCGTCCCGTATTTGTAAGCTTAATTGCGTGTTGACTTGTGCGTGTTAGGCTATACGCATAATTAGGTTTTTTACTGGCGTCCGCATTATATGCGGTAACTAGCGACAATGTAACACCGGCAATAACAGCGATCAATAATTTATAAAATTTCATTTTTATACCCTCCGAATTATTTAAAGAATGACTGGAAAAATTTTGAATTTTTAAGCGATGGAAATTGTAAAATTAATCCGTAACAGAAACCGAATACCGAAAAAATTAAAATCAATAGATAGAACACATTACTAAGATCAACAACTAACATTTTGACACCCCTCCTACATTTCCTTGAAATATTGCCCTGTTTCCTTAACGTGATAAACCAAACCTTTTTGATCGTCAATTTCTAGTGGACCCAATTCTATGAAAAAGTCATAGGGTAAATAATGGTTGTCGTATGCGATTTTCTCAAGTTCTGACATTGTTAATTCGATCATATTTATCCCCCCCTTATAAATTATTGCCTAGTATATTGACGATTTTTTCTGACGTCAGCACGACCATATTATCAGTGTAGTAATATTGATCTTCGATAACTTTTCCGTCATATTCAATACTAACCTTATTGCGTTTACAATTAACTGATAAATGCTTGCTTTTGTTCGTAACTAACATTTTGTTGCCTACTATTCGAGCGCTTAAATTGCCTTCAAGTCGTAGGTCAATCTTCAAATCGCGGTAAAAATCTTTTTTAGTCATATTTATTTTCTCCTTTTTGATTTTCTAAATCCTAGCATATTTATTAAAATCTGTCAACAAATTTCACAACTTTTTATATCCCAACCCGTCTAAAATTTCGATAATCTTTTTTAGATCCTTGCTGACATTCCCTGCGATCAAAACGTTATGAGTTGATGTTCCTTGCCAATTGCTTTTTTCAAGATAGATCTTGTCAACCGCATTTACTTCAAGAATTTTGCCATTCCCATACATGTCAAGCTGGCTGACAACCTCAAAGTGGTTCGTGTTGAGTAGCATTTCAACTAATTTCGCATTGATTTTCATAATATTTACCATCCTTTTTTTGATTGACTAAATTCTAGCATATTTATTTTTTAATTGCAACCCGATCATTAAATAAATTATTAAAGCTTTTCAAAACATCTTGATAACCGCCACTGCATTCGTATTTGTCACTATCGTACAAGCAATATTTTTCGCGCTCCGGCGTTCCTTTAGCAGCATAATACACGAACGTATATTTTTTGTTGATCGTGAAAATATACATCAATCCGGCGGTTCGGGACTTAAAACGCTCTACAATTATTTCGGCGTTTCGTTTTCCGTAGCCCAGGGCGTTCGCAATTCCGACAAGTGTTTTTGTTTCCCGACAGCAATATTTAATTTTGTTTTTTAAAAATAACTCTTGATCCATTTTTAACAACCTCCCTCGCTTGATTGATTAAATAATATCACGTTCCAGGATCAAAAACAACCCTCCAGAGCAAAAATATTTGATCAACCAAAAAACGATTTTTCATATTATAGTAGAAAACTTTATTTTTGTAACTCTATTTTAAGCTTAAACGCCCGTTATATAAGTATTTAAGGGCTATTTTTATTGCTTATGTGTTATTTTATAGAATCGTTTTACATATTATAGTAAGAAAAATTCTTTTTTATATGTGTGTTTGTTTATGTAAACGCCTATATACTAGCGTTTTAAAGCTTATATGTATGTGTGTATATGTGTGTTTTCAGGGCTGCATGCGTGATCATGCGTTTGTGTTTGCATGTATGTATGCGTGTTTATTCGTACTTGTGTGTATATGCGTGTTTCGTAGGGCGGTGTCGCATGTACGTATGTGTGCGTGTTTCGTATAGCGCTATATACGTGTCTGCGCGTGTTTTCCTATGTGTGCGTGCGTGTTTTTCATGAGTCTCACATAGGCATGGGCTATTAGATCTAGGCCGTGTATGTGCGAGTAATATGCTAAGGTGGCCAGGATGCTATTGCCCCGTATTAATATTTGGCTACCCAAGCAAAAGCGCTAAATGATACTCACAGCCTTTTTAGACGTTTTTGTGCATAGAAATGTCGCTAGAAACATCGAATAACATATCCAATACAGAATAAACCTGCCCGTAGCATTTTGATTAGAATGAGCATATGAAAAACCATCCAACAAACAAACCATTGTCAGATTATTGAGAATGACTGGGCATTATCTAATAGTAAAACTCTAATAAATACCGCATGGGAATATTTTTAATATTTTTTCAGATTGCAAGCATTAATCTAGTGTCGACAAACATTTAATAAATCATTTTTATATGTAATTATTAACAATGATGTTTTCCAAGATGCGTTTCAATCATTAATCATGCCAATCGTCACTAATCCCATAGCATGTATAATTGTAAAACTTTATCTGGACGAATTATTATAAAATATATAAATATAGTTAGAGCCGGGGTATATTGAAGAACTTTTTCTGATCAACATTTCTTGTATGTTACATATTTACTGTCATAAGGGGTAAATAAAAAGTCCTCTATTGAGGACTGATCATTATTTAACAGGAAACTCATAAATGTTCTTGTTCCCACATTTTTCACATTGATATTGTGCTCTTACACGTTTTCTAGTTGTCGCAGCCATCGAAATTTTCTTAAAGTATTGGTTCGTATGACAAGCAGAGCAATAGCAAAGTATTTCTTCTTTCATTCAGTCACCTCAGAACCTTCCACTAATTCATCGGGGATTACCGCTATATATTTCCCATCTTCTCGTTGTTTTATTAACCCGCTGTTGATTATCATGCCTATGATTTCCCCTGCCACACTAGATTTGCTATCGCCGATAATCTGATACCCTATAGATAATCCATCGAATAATTCGGGATGATCCCGTTTTAAGTCTAATAGCGCTGATTTAATTTTGTGGGCGCTATCATTATCATAGCTATTATTGCGTTGCAAAGTCCATGGTTCATCTGATGGCACCACTAGCGTGGCGACCATTTCGTTTAACGATGTTTCGTAACTTTTGTTAGTGTTATTCATGTTAACCCAGCTTTCTTCCACATAGGGGGCAGTAATTTATTCTGACTTCATCATCATCTGGTTGATCATCATAATAGTCCCAGCCATTATATACTAAATGATTTCCGCTGACATACACAGAGCCGGATTGAAAATCCATGAGGGAATTGCTGTCTTCGCCTTTGGGTCTGCATGCTTTACATTCACTCATTCAATTAACCCCATTTCTCCGCCTAATAAAGGGGAGTAATTCATCTCTGTTCCCATAGTATAAACAACCCTTTTATATTTCCAACCATATCCGTCAATAAATACACTCCCGGTGTAGCATTCTTTCATTATCATTTATCTCCTCAACATTAAAATGGTGATTAATCTGATCGCTATATACTTCAATAAGCGTAATATTCTGTGCGTACCTTGTTATTGTTCATGCGATTATTAATTGTACCAATATTCGTATTTTTATACTTAAAGGGCTTAGATACTTCAATTTTATTCTTCTTTGAGTTCCATGATGAGGTAAATACAACCTCATAGTGGGCGGCCTTATAGCTCGTTTGAACACGGGTACCTACTTTAAAGTTCTTAACCTTACGATTATAACTGCTATCACTAAACCCGTCGAATAGATTATTCATCATATCTAAATCAGCTTTGTTACCCTCAGTGCCAATATTAACACCATTAGTATCTGCTTCGTCTTGCTTACTGGTAGTTCCATCAGATAGCACAATCTCAGACACATTGACATTACGCTTATACTTATACTCATCAAACGTCCGTAGCCCAACAATATAAGCATACTTAGAACTCCCGGGTACATAATGTTGTGATATAATTTCAGCATTAGAGTTATCGTACGATGTATGTTCCTTAATTGCAATAGAGATAACATACCCAGAAACAATTAATAATACAGTCATTACTACCCCAAACAAGATATAGTGTTTCTTCTTACTATTCACTATTACCCAGCCTCCTAAAATAATAGTTTTATCGTGATGAGTGTCATAAGTTTTACGACACGTAAATAGGTTTAATGTTCACCTTATCCCAATCTAACGGGATGTCTTTGCGTTCTTTAATTTTTGAAATCTCCGCCAGCGTAAAAATTGTTTGATAGCTATCCGTATTAAGATCATCAGCAAGTAAAGGTTTATTGTTTTCATCAATGTTCAAATATTCATTAAGCACATTTACTTTGTACTTAGTTTTGTCTTTTCGATCTTCGACCGGGGTTGCTGATAGTTCAGCCATAATCATATACGCTTTTTCAAACATAGGAAAACTTGTGCTCATAGACGTTAATTCAAGACCATATCTATAAGGTCTAACGTAGATAATTAAGGAGTCCTGATAGAAAACATCAAACTCTCCGTCGAGATCAACGTCGGCGCTGTAATTCTTACTCAATGCTTCGATTTGTTTCTGTGCATCGGTGTACTTCATTTTTCATTCCTCCAACGTTTTAGACTTCAATCCGACTTTTTTAATGTCGTATAACTTTTGCTGGACAATGTCAGCGCCATTATCATCTGCATTAACAAACCAATATCCGTTCGCTTGTTTTCTGTTTCCTTTAATGACACTGTGAATATTTCCTTGGCTAACTTCTAATACTTGGCTAGCTCTGATTTGTGATGGAAATTGATACACTTCTAATGTTGATAAGTTTATCGCAAATACAGGGTGGTTTCGTGATTTTCCGAATTTTTCCCGATATTTGCTATTGTACAAGCTTGAACACCATTCAAGGTTTTCAACACAATTGTCATCTCTAACACAGTCTTTATGGTTTACCTCTGGAAAATTATCAGGATTTGGAATAAAAGCTTGAGCCACAAGGCGATGAACTTTTTTCATAGTCCATTTACCATCAACTGGAATAGATACTTGTAGATAACCATGACCATTTTCAAATTGTTTTAAAATTCGTCCTTTCGTGAAACGTGTCTTGTTTTCGCTTGATACCACCCTATCTAACATGCGAACATTGCCAAAATCAGAAATTTCTACCCCTGTAATTCCCGGAATTGATTTCCAAGTTTCACTTTCTTCAAACATAACTATTTCTCCTCAACTTTCCATTTCCTCGTTTTGCTATATTTCATTTATCTTCCTCCACTTGGTATCCGTCTAGCCATGCTCTAACAAAATCATCTTGAATTTCAACCCACTGTTCACGTGTGCGATACTTTTCTGAAATAATCAGCTACCTTTTCTGGCAGGTCTGGTTCGTTCATTGCTCCACCAATTGCAACCATGTTTGCCTTACACTTATCAATCCAGTCACCTACTGCCTTAGGAATAACTGGTAACTCAGCATAAGTCTTCTTGAATACGTCATCGGCGATTGCCCAGTTTTCATCCTCAACTCCAGATGCAATCCAGTCGCCAATATTCACTCTTAGCTCGCCTTCCATTGTTGGCAAGAAGTAGGCTCCTTCAAATCCTATAGCAGTAGATGCAAGCTGTGTATTAATAATATCATATTTATCAATCATCTCATCGCTACCATCAAACCGTTCAGCCTTGATAGTAGCTGTTTTAATATAAGTTTTAATCATCTTAGTCACCCCATAACGTTTTTCTGATACCATTTATCTATTTGTCGTGCTACTGTTAGTGGATTATCATCACTAGATAGCAAGTCTTTAAACTCAGAACGCACTATGTCAAACTCTTCCCATGTATCTACTACGTGGTGTGCCCTCTCAGCAATTTCATTAAAATCATCACGTTTCTTTAATTCTGATAGCTTCATTTGTCCGCCTCCGTATAAAGGATAGTTAACGTATGTGAATGGTCGTCATATGGCAATACCGTGTCACTTGCAGAAATTTGAACGACATTTTTGTCTTTAATGAAATCATTGACTTTATCATCAAATTCATCATCACTTGTACAGTTAGTCCAGAATGTTTTAACTTTCATCATTTTATTACTCCTAATCAGAAATTGTAAGAGATGAGTGCATGTATACAGTGTTTGTGGCATCATCATAAAATGAATCAGTACGTACTCCCATTCCAGCCCAATTAGTCTCAACCGGCATGTCTTTGGGTAATTTTTTAAGATCTTCGATTAATCCCCCGACGGTTTCTCCAAAATCCCAATTTTCATCTACGACCGGGGATGTGATAACAGCTTTCTCCGCTTCAACACAACCGTCTAATTCATCCTTAATTTTGTCATGATCAATAGGATAATTACTAAAGACTGGAATTCCCCAGACCTCATCTTCATGCTTCCACTTATTATTGCTCATCGGTTTCATCCCCAATTTTTCCAATCATAATTTTTGTAAATTCCTCTGTTTCATCAATATGATCAAGAAGAGTTTTCAAAATTGTCGGTAAATCATAAGGAGTATCAAACTCCATTTCAATCTCATACCCATCTGATTCTCCAACCGTTTTGATATGATATTTGTTTTCAATTTCTGATTTTACCATTTAATCATCGTCTTCTTTCTTTTTATCCTCAATATCTTCAATCCTACCCATGACATAGCTGATCACGGCGAACAATGTTGACACGCCATATATTACATAACATTCATTGTTTGACAGTACCCCACTATTGTTAGCTATAATCAGTGCACCAAGTATGGAGGTTACGCACCATACAATATACGATCTAAGTAAGCTAATCTTCACCATCTCCCACTAAAATGAATCTTTTATCATTGGGGTTAAATTCTGGAAGATAGTCTCTAAACACGTACTGATAGTAAAAATAGGTATCTTCATCAAATACTTGGGTGTATTCTGGTCCACCAAGGTCTGAAAAATCTTTATTACAATCTTTATCCGCCATATATACGGACTTACCATCAGGTCCAAAATATGCTTCCAAATATTGATCTCCTGGGAGCATTTTCACCCTAAATTTCATTTTTACTTTCCTCCAATTCTTTATCAACTTCTGAAATTGAAGCATTCAAATCATCATCAATGCTCATGGCCAGTGTTTTTGGATCGTATGGTCTTGTCGCGTTGAGAGTCCAGACTTTTGAACAATACGGACAAGTACATTTATACTCTTCTTTAAGCAACTTCTGATGGTCAATTTCTACCATATGTTGGTTATGCCCCTCACCAAATAGTCTTTCAACAAACGTAAAGCCGCACCGGGTACAGGTCATTTCAGTTTGAATCCAGTTGTTCAAGTCTGTATTCACCTTTGTATTAGAGTTATAACAAAAAATCTTACAAGGTTTGTTCAAGTAAATGTCATAAATTGGAAAAAGCGTTTCATTGTCCGTTTTAAAACCGTCTAGTTTTTGCATACTTCATCGTTCCTTTCTATAAACAGAAGATCATATCTAGGGCGTCATTACAAGCGCAAAATAATATTTTTATTTAATTATTGTGCCACCAGAGGATCCACTTTAGAGGCCACCTCATTACCGAATTTCGCTCTGATGGACTCCATAGCATTACCATTATCTTCTACGAACCAATAACCGCTAGTTTGTTTTTGTCTGCCTTTTAGAACATTATTAATACATACTATGTTAACTCCAAGTTCGCGCCCGGCTTCTCTCTGTGACGAAAACTTCAAGACCTCTAGTGTTTCCAAATTGACTGCAACTGTGCCTCCTATAAATAGCATACCACCTTTAATCTCGTGCAACTTATCTTTATTAATTTCACTCTCGTCTTCTGTAAACCAATATCCACATGCCTGATTGCGTTTACCTTTTAAGATACTGCAAATGTGTGCTTGGCTGATCTCTAATTTGCGGCTTGCTTCATGCTGTGACAAAAATTGTAAAACCTCGTATGTTGCTAGGTTGATTGCATACAAAGGGTGGCCTAGTGTTTTTGTGTTTGATATTCCGTATTTTTCACGGTACTTCGCATTGTCCGAAGGAGTAACCCACTCAAGGTTGACTAGCCGATTATCTGTCCTATCGCAATTTTTGTGATTGACCTGTGGTAAGCTATCTGGGTTGGGTAAGAAGCATTCTGCCACGAGTCTATGAACACTTCTATTAATTGTCTTGCCATCCATGCTAAAGTTCACACGTAGATAGCCATTGTTACTACGGTGTTGCTTCAAGATTCTACCCTTCACAAAAAGTCTCCCACCTTTGCCGGTTGTCGCTTGTCTATCTAACATCCTTATCCGTCCCCATGTACTCACCTCGATAAACGAGAAATCTGGGTGCATTTTCCAATTTTCAAACTCTTGTTTAGTCTTATTTTTAATCACTATAATTTCCTTCTTGAATTTTGTAAACTAAGATTGCTGCATTACCCATTACAGTGTACGATAATCTACATTTTAGTCAACTGGGATTGGATCAAAATTATTCTCTGTCAAGAAGAAGCCTGGATTATTAATCATCCCATCAATTTCGTTCACAGAAAAACTAACCTTTGCCCATGAAAAAGAATCATCGGCATCATCAGTGAAGTATCGATCTTCTTGCATGTCATAATTCAGATAACCATCTTTTTCACCCAACCCCTTAATTTTGACATAATATTTTTTAGAAGCGTCGCGCCAATTCTTTAAAGTTTTTTGATCTTTTGTTGGGATATCTTTTGATTGGTTTGCTAGGTTCATGAATGTCTCCTCAACGTTTTCATCTCTAATCGCAATATTTGACCCATCATCAAACACTAACCGCCAGTTTCCAAATTCATTCTTATATATATATTCGATATTATCAGTATCTAAATATAGTTCATCATTAGCTTTAATCAACATATTCGTCACCTGTCCTTTTCTCGATAAATATATTATCTCATTTTAACTTCTCCATGTCAAATTTATTTACAAAAAAAGACCCTATAGGGGCCCTGATACTATTTATAAAACGCTTGTTTTGTAATTCCAACTTTAGTAATCAATACTGTATTTTGCTCGTCAGCTAATCTAACTTTTAGACCAGAAATAGCTTTTTCTTCATCACCACAAAAGTTCGTATACCAGATAAATCCATGAGATTTTGCCCACGTATTTGATTCTCCTAGCGTTTTGAACTCCTTATGACTAACTCTCATGTTTTATCACCCCCTATTATAAATTATCTACTCTTCTCGTACGGTCGCGTACGGATACTCAGCGCAATTTTCTGACAACTCTCGCATAAAGTTCAAGCAACCCTCAATCGTCCCCCACCCATTTTCAGCCTCAAATTGTTGGTAAAATAATGGTTTGGAATTAATATCCATAATTGCTTTTCTAAGTTTTGGTTCCAAATCTCTAGCGATCATACCGTTCCAATCTTTCGGACTGCTGCCAACACTTTCCACAAACATGTCTCTCAGATTGTAAGTAATACTAAAATCGTCACCCATCTCAATCCACTTATCAACATCTTGAATTTTAGCCTCTAAATAAATACAATAACTCATTTTAATTATCCCGCCTTTTCAATAGTTTAGGGTTAGTGTGAATATTGCCAGATACCTTAATTTCATTGCTAAAGTAATAGTCATTTACGCCGAATCCCTTGCTAGAAACATCCTTTGCAATCCATTTACCGTATACATAATTGCCTTTCTTAACTTTAAAAGGCTTACCAATCTTGTGCTCTGTATACAACATAATTGGTTGTATAATATCACCTTCATAAATGTCCTTGTCGTTCAAGTCTTTCAGTCCAGTAAACTGTTCAACAGCATATCGCTCATTGTCGAGTAAGAAGTCGCCAAAGCAAGATTCATTTGTGTCGTAAGTGTCCTGCACATCATATAGGTAAGATTCGTTTTCCTTGTTCCATGCTCTAAACTTAATCATCGTCGCCATCTCCTACTAAATCGTCTATCTCATCAATTGCCCTCTGAATTCCATCAACGTATGTAGCATTATAATTAGCATCTTCACTCATTGATAGTTGCTGATTTCTTGCATCCACTAATCGACGCCACAATTCTTTCATTTCATCGCTCATTTTCAATCCTCCCCAAACGCTTCGAATGCTTATTTTCGTTCTTCAATAGTTGGTTCTGTTATGATTACCATATTTACTCCTCCTTTCCATGAAAACGGAAATTTCATTTAATGTGATGATATATACTGCACATCTTTGTATTTCTTCCAAAATCGTTTAATTAGTCGAATTAATTCGTGCCGGCTCAATCGTTGATGAGCGACGAGAATGGTAACCGCAACCAGATCAGCCATTAACTGTTTGTAACTCCTATTAGGATAATCAACAGTATAACCGCCATTATCAATTGAGATAGTAATTTTCCCCTTCACTGTTGCTTCTCCTCTATATAAAATAGTAATTTTATTGTGATTTTTCTTTGACGTGTGCCCACAAAACACCCTACAAGCCATTTGCGGGGTGTCTAAGCAATTATACCATGATTCTAGTATAATTACATTAAGAACATTTTTAACACCCGTTAGAATCTCTTTAAGAGAGTCACTTTTTCTGTTGCTCAATATTTTTGACTAAATACCAGTCTGCTGATAGCATGTCAGTTTGACTTGCAAGCCAACCAACCTGCACAACCCCACTTGTTGTTTTGATTGCTAATACATCAGAACATTCCTCAAAATCTTGAACCGATGTGCCGTAAAATACTCCATCTTCAAGGTCTCCACCCTGAATAAGAAAAATATATTGTCCAGATCCATTCCATCCATGACGTGAAACGAGATTTCCATTTTTTAATTCTTCAAGTGCTTCTCCAAAAGTCATTACTTAATCCCCCTCCAAACATGAATACCAAACGCTACATACAATGAAACAAAAATCAGGTACAATGCGCCCGCAATCAATTCAGGTAACAGTACAAGCCACCACGACCATGTGATAATTCCCATTAACTTCAATACGATAAACACAATCGTCAATGTTTCTGTAAATCCCACTATATAATTCCCCCCATTTTTTAAAATTTAACCGCCATAGTACCACTTAAAACAGAATCAAGTACACCTGAAAACAACATTACTAAATCGTTTAATTCTGGATAGACCCATGTTTTCCCAGTGTCAAGATTAGTTATCCCATATTTGTAAGAATCATTGTAGCGTTCCTTGATACTAGTGATCATATAATATTGCCCTACCTTATCCTTAATCACGTTCCCTGGTTTAAATGCCGTTTCGGGTTTGATCCCGATTTCTAATCCGCTTAAAATTTCCATTTTACTCCTCAGAATCAGGTTTAAACTCGAACGAACCAGAAAGAATATCGTCACCGTAATCTGAATAAGCATCTTCTAGTTCACTTTCACTATCAAACGAAATATCGTGATGACTATGTCTTGCAATCATGGAATTAGACAGATTAACCAAAGCAAATTTTTTATTCTCAGTTTCTTGATCATAGACTCCAACAACTAAATATACATTTCCACACTGATCTAAAATAACGTTTCCTTGTTTATACAGCCCATCAACTTTTTGTTCTTTATCAATTCCTGTAATTTTCATTATATTCCTCCTAATTTAGCCAAAGTCAACTACATGTTCACCAGTTACATGAACATCGTCAGCGTCTAAGTATGATCGTAATTGTTGCAATGAATCATAACATGCACCAGCAAGTCCGTCACTCAAGTCAATCAACGTATATTTGTTTTCAACTCTGACGACAATAAACAACTGGCTACAATGATAGATTACATCACCTAAATTGTATGAATCTTTTTCTATATCAAGATCTCCAACTAACTTCATTTTTCTCTCCTTAATCCATATCGAATGTGATTTTTCCAGTTAATAAAACATCACTACAATCATAGAACGCATCTGATAACTCTTCCTTAGTGTCAAACCAACATTCTCCATCGTGGTATTGTAATCTTCCAGATCTTAAAGACACCAATCCAAATTTATCATTTGAGTGATTTACTCGATTGTCATCCTTTGATACTACAAAGTAGATTCCATTCCCATTCCTAATTACATTTCCAACATTATATAGATTACTTGCATCTTGGGGGTTAATACCATTATCTAAAAGTCTCATTTTATTCGTCCACCTCGTCTAAATTAATAACATGGATTGTACCTTCCGGCAAGTGGCTGTTTTTAATTAATACGTCAATTGCATCCTGTTTACTCATGAAAACTTTTCCTTGTGTTTTATCAAACTTAAATCCATCAGCAGCATACCACGAGTCATAAAAAATATCATGAAGCATGTATCGATGTTCGATCAACGGGTTAACATGATTTACCGCATCCCATTTCTTTTGAGTATCTGCAATGGGAATTTCAAGCCTATCCCTGTCAACAAAATATCCTTGTTCGTTAGGATCTACCTCAATTAAAGATTCTATATAAGATTCTGGAATATACCCATACAAATTTGGTACTTCATGTACCACAAACTTATAGCTATCTTCAACTCTATAATCACGAGATACATACAATACTTTTCCAGACATATCTGGATTTGAATTAACGAACGTAAGATCACCGCTAATGTATTGTAACATAGATGTTCCAAGATCTTTCTTTAATACGCAAAAATAATATTTTCTCATTTCGATTCCTCACTTTTCAACATTGGCAAAAATATGGCAATCTTTGCATTCAACGACATCCACATTTCCAAACGTCTTTAACCACGGTTTGTTGTGTACTTTCTTCCATCGATGTTTCTCATGTCCAGTAAAAATATTCATATGTTTTTCCTCCATGAATTAATAATACAGCTCCTGATTCTTTGTGTCAATATAAAAAGGGCTTTTAGCCCTTTAAAAAATAAAATTGTCTGCTGTCTGCTTGATTTTAACTTCGTCACTCTTAACGCATTTGTCAATTATTAACTGAGGAACGGGGCTTTTACCCCAATAGTTGAACCCTGATGAACAAACGAAGCTAATTGTCTTATCTGAAAATCCGCTCTTAATGTACTTTTTTAGTTCATCAGTAACATTAAAATCATCAATTGTAATTCCAGACATCTTAATTGACATCCAATTATTAACTAGTTTTATATCTTTTTTAGGGACTTTTAACCCAATCACAGCAATTTTTATTTCATCCCTTGCCCCTCTAAAAATATTTGCTGATCTGTAAATTTCTGAAATATCATCAATAGTTGGGAGTTCGTCTACAAATCCAGCGTCAACGTAATATTCATAATCTGGTACGGATTCTGAATATTCTTCAATTTTAGAAGCGACATCATTCCACTTGTCATCATATAGTGCAACACCAAACGCTTGCTCATGCCCCGCAGCAAACTTAACGCCATCCAACTTTTTAAGTAAGGACATTCCGTCAATGTTTTCTGGAAAGCGTCCACTCCCTTGAAGGACATTACCCTTTGCTTTCAACACTAAGGTTGGTTTCTTGGTGTTTCCAAGCATCTTGTTAGCGACAAGGCCAGCAATCCCTTTGTCATACTTCTCTGACAAAATAGCAATATTATACTGGCATTCTTCATTTGAAAGCATTTTGATTTCTTTTAAAGCTTTTTTGACTAGCCGGTCCTGTCTACTTTTTACTTTTTGAAGCATATCAGCGGCTCGATCATAAACATTCATCTCAATATCAACACTGTGCATCTTACCATCTGATAATTTTCGACGTTTTTTCACCATCTCGGTTTTTCCAATTCCGACGAGTGCATTAAATGTTAGTTCACGTTCTTCATGGCTACCGATACGTGCGACTGCATTAATTTTAGGAATTAATGAAAATTGAATATGTTTGATTGTCATTTTTTCTGGATCATCCTTAAAAAATGACTTCAACATTTTGTTACTAACGTTTTCCATACCATATGAAACAATTTTCATAATCGAGGCATCATTCAAATCACTCATATCAGCAATTTGTCCAACGGCAGTTAAGTCTGGATAAGGAATTTTATCAGATCCAAGCCATAATTTAGCAACTTGTGCCACCATTCCAGATCCAGTCAGTTCTTTGTTTAATTCACCGTCTTGATATTGGTTGCTGACTACCATATAGTTAGGATAGTTTTCAGTAATAAATTCTTCATTTTCAAGAATATGATGATCAATCACCATAACCTTTGTGCCTTTCGATTGAATCTTGTTAATTGTGACTAGATCGTTACTTGAACTATCTGGGCAAATAATCCAATCATATTTTTCACCATCAAAAAGTTCCTCGTTGGCTTTGATCCCATGAAGCTTGGCATTTGGAAAAACTGGAATAACATCATTATTTTTATTCATCGATTTTAGAGCTTCATAAATAATCGATGAAGACATATAACCGTCGACATCGACATCAACTAGAATGGCAACTCTTAAATCGTTGTGATCTCGATAATACTTTGAAAAATTAATCAATTCTTTTTCAAACGGAAGATGCCATTCCTCGCCACAATAATCTCCCCAGACATTATTTTTTCGATATTCAATAGCACCTTTGACAATATTGCCAATATTATCATTTGTCAGTTCAATATTGAATCCATTAATCTGATTGTTTACATTTTCAACGTCGCTTTGTGCAATTCTCATTATTATGACATAACCTTTCTTGATCTCATCAATTCGTAAAACGGTTCTGATCCTTTATCAGTGGGACTATCTTTGTAACCGAGTAACCCATCACAATCATCAAACAGAACTGACACATTAAACCTTAGCAGCATTCTCTTAAACATTTTGACAATCATTTCTGCTCTTGTCTTTCTCGACTGCTCATCATTGTAATCCTTATCTAGTCCAACAATTATTTCATTGATCCCAAGTTTTGATAATTCATTTATTTGCCAACTCGAAATACTAGATCCAGATAAGGCAACCCCATTGCCATTCCCATTCATGATTGTATCTAATTGCATGACCGATTTTTCAGACTCAAAAATAATCACTTTTCCAGCCTTTAAAATATTCCTTTTATTTTGAAACAATCCGTACAGGTTTAGGCTGGTTGGGTATGATAATACTTTTCCCTTATATCTAACGGGGCGATACTTGCCAAAATTATCTATCTCGTACTGGTCTAATGATCTTCCACGGACACCAATCAACCTTCCATTAATATCAAGTTGTGGAATTATTATTTTGTTTTCAGATATTGAATACCTTATTCCGAATTTTTTCTGTGTTTCAGCACTAATTCCTTCATCAATCCACCCACCGTACGCATAGGGGTGATACCTTTCTAGCAGTTTGGCACTTATTTCAGAAACGTCTTGGTATTCATTTTCATTCTTTTTTAGCGCTACTGCCGGATTGTAAAGATCCTGTGAAAAGAACCCTTCAATTCTTCTGCCACCGATAATCGTATTTAGCTCACTCATGGCTTGTGGGTATTCGATTTCTCTATAACGCATTATGAATCCGACTAAATTCATTGACCCACAATTTGAGTAGCAATACATTGACACTGATAGGTTCTCATCAAAATACGCATACAACTTATATCCACCATCCCCGTCGCGATGATGACAATAAGATCTTATTTGGTAGTATTTTCCTCTGTCTTGATAATCCAGATCATAATATTTGATTACCTTATCAAGATCACTTTTCTTATAATCCATATCTCACCTAGAACACCAATTGTTCTTTAACCCCGTAGTTTCCGTCATTATCAATCTTAATAGTAGTTCTTGGAAGATCAATATAATTGTATTGATAATCTGTGGCAAATAGTGAATATTCGTGAAGCGTCCCAAGATCAACCACCGACCAGATAACAATGTTTTTCTTTCCAAGTCTATTTTTATAGCAAAAATTTCCAATATTTGGTTTTAAATGATAAGGATTAACAGCATCATCACTAATCAATGGCTCTAAAGACTTTAAATCCCTAGGGGTAACGTCTGCTGAGATCATGCCAAAATCAATTTTGTCAGCAATACTCTTAGAATCACGGAGAGCTTGCGATGTTCTTGACATCTCATAATTGCTATCATCATATGTTGGCGTAATTTGAGTCGCAGACATAATATAGATGTCAAGTTCTTTTGCCTTATTGCGTAATCTGTCTGTAAAACTTAACAGAATACGATCATCACGGGTGTCTCTACCACCATAAAGTTCAGATCCAGATCTTAGTAACTTAGGCGCTGCCCAAATGTAGTCAAAATCAACGTATTTAACGTCGTAATTGAAAACATACTCATCAATAGTCGACATGACATCATCTATATCGAAGTCCTGAATCTCCTTGAAATGAAGTTTGGTCTCCTGTAAGACTTTTACACCGTGATTAATAATATTTTTTACGTCGTTTGTGTAATGTCCACGCTTAATAACTTCTGGATTAATTCTTGTAACTGCGCATATTAGAATTAATTGAATTTCTTTTTTTGAAAGTTCAGTAGAAATAAATAATGATGGCTGGGGATTTTCGTTTGTAACCCATTTTCCAGTGTTTTTATTAAAAATTTGAGTAGCAGAAACATTCACCAAATCCATCAGGCCCAGTCGTGTCTTACCACCACCAGCTTTCATAGATCTTAGAAATAACTTTCCAAGTTGCATACCAGAAGTGATCGTATTCATAAGACCATCATGAAACCCATAACCAAAATCAGGTGACTGATTAATATTTTCAAGCATTTCTTCAATATCATCACCAGCGTCAAATGATTCTGAATTTTGTTCCCAATCAGAAACTTCATTCTTAATGTCGCTGATTGTTTTTGAAAAATGATTGACAATATCTTGTTCAGTCATTGCATTCAATTGATCTTGTTGTTTGGAAAGTTTATCTGGTTCTTCCGTATATACATCGTATATACTGCTAATATCAATGCCAGAAGACAATAATTTTCTTAAGACCGTCATTTTTTTAATATAATGATAGTTTAATTTAAACATGCCTTCATTTGCAGATTCTTTTGCAGACTGGACATATTCAATCCCTTTATATCCAGTAAAGATAGAATAATATTTTTCAAATTGTTTTAAATACGTGTCAATGTCAATGGCGGTTATTTCTTCTAGCTTATCCGATTCGTTAACAATATTGTTGATAGCAAAAAAAATAATTCTGTGAACACTATTTGAAAAATCTTCTTTAGTCAGACACACGCTATCTGATAATAATTTAGCTGGATTGTTCATTAACACTCCAATAACACCGAAAATTTGGCTTTGGGGTGTAAGAGCTTTTAACTCATTTTTATTCAAGTAGATCATCCTCACTTATCTTAGCGATTTGTTTCCTCTCTCTTTTAGGAGGCTTGATAACCACAACAGATTTATTGTAATTGTAGGAATTATCATTTTCTTCTCTCACATAACTATTGTGATCGGCATAGTAATACTTAATCAGTCCGATTCCGTAAGTTGAATCAAATTTAACATTTTTATGTGTCTTGATCCAATCAAATGTATGCAACATTCCCTCATAAGTCATGCCTAGTGAAGTATATTTTTTAATCTGGGCATACACCATCGACGGTAAGACAACTTGACCATATTCCTCTCGCAGTCCGTGAGTGAATGCTTTTTTACATTGGTCATTATGAATAACTATGTTTAGGCACTCTCGACAGTAATTTTTATTTTTATATTGAGTTAACTCGTCTTTTTCATGTTTTATACCTTGTTCATAACAATTAGGCCCATAACATTTTAATAACATATTTAACACCTCTTTCTCTATTATATCAAAAAAGGCGCAGCTCATCAAGCCGACGCCAATCATTTTTACTTCAATTTGCTCGTAATTATGCTTAAAACCCAGCCGATACAGAATACTGTGGTTCCAATTTTCCATAGTAAAAGCCATGACCACGGAGTCCCCCACAAACACATAACCAGCATCCCAATTAACCCATAAACAAACACTAAGGCAACATCAGCAAGTAACGATGCTAAAGTATTAACAACAATATCTCTCATTTTCTAGTCCCCCATGATCTCTTGCCTGTCATATTAAAAAATTCCTTGTCGGTTAGATAACCAAGCTCGACTAGTTTCGCTTCAATTAAGTCCAAAACAAAATTACGATCCCCCATATTAGACTCAAAATCAAGGTTGTCTCTGTTGATCCTAATAATCGGGGCTTCACTATATGAGTCTGCCCAATTTTTAAACCCTTTGTTAATTGACCTGTAGTATTCAACTAAGTTTGGATCTGCTGTTTCCATGTCTCGTCCGCGTCCGATAATATCTTCAATTTCCTTTTCTGGGCTAATATCCAAGAAAACATATAGATCTGGATAATGTCCTTTAGGAGTAGCACTAATAGAATCAAGCATGTGTCGCAATAGCTTTAAATAGAGATTATATTCCTGATCTGTTGTTTCTCCTCTATCATGGATCACTTTATATACGATAGAGTCAGCTACTAGATTTGAATCCATAACAGCTTTTTCATCAACAACGGCATCTCTTAGCTGTGAAAATCTTTCATCAAGCCAGGCGATTTGTAACGGGAATCCAAATTTTTTACGTGTTTCTTTTCCGCCTGAGTAGTAATCCTTCAAAATCGGAATGGCATATGGATCTTCCAAATATTCTTTTGCCCCCAGATCCTCACTCAAAATCTTTACTAAAGTGCTTTTACCACTCCCAAAAGCCCCCATAACATTAATCAGCATTACTTTGTCTCCTTTGTATGCGAATATTTAAACATTTCATTTTTAAAGTCATCATAGTATTCAACAGGAATTTTATAAGGTTCGTCAGTGCCATCGTCAACAAATACATTAAACAATTTTTGTCCATCATAAAGACCAACAAAGATTACATGTGACAGCATGATAGTTCCCCTAATCCCATCCTTTTCATAACCAAACATATATGTTTCCCTCCTAAATTAGATATGGAATAATTGAAACGTAGGCATGAATACCAATATAATAAGCCGTATCATTTACCCCATTTTGTAGTCTAAAATCCCCTACACTCAATGATTTAGCCCCGTACACGTGAGCCAAGTTGTTATACCGTCTCGTAATATTAGACTTAACAATCTCCAAATCTTTATCAACACATTGATATTCTATCCCATCAGATGAAATAGTTCCAATATACACTGTTTCACGTTCAAATCCGCCAATTGGACTATAAACGTCACTCCATTCGCTCATATTATCAGCTCTTCTACATATTATTCATTTATGTGTATACATATACAATATATAAACATAAATATGAATAATAATACAATATATAAACATTTTATTCATATAAAGCATTATAAAAGTCGTATTTTATTAAATCTGTGCTATTCTTAATAATTATTCAATCTATTAATTAATGTGTCAAGTTTTCTTGATAATTCTGAGGTGTCGATCTGCACTGACATCGCTAATTGTTTGTTAAAGTTTTCTTGCTTTTTCTTTTGAGATTCTTTCAGCAAATCGTCAGTCGACACAAAACGATCGCCGTTATCAACAATACCACCCTTTAAACTATTTTCCCAATTCCTCCAACGTTTCGCATATTCAATAATTTTCCCGATTTCGACATTAACATTGTCTTTCTTGCCAGCACGGTCAGCATACTTAAAAATATTAAACTTATATGCCCCTCGCATCTCGTCTTCTGTGAGAATTTTTTCCATATGATCCAACAAATCTTTCCCACCATGTTGATAGTGTTCTGGGATAATCTTTTCTTCTGCCATTTCAGTTCCTCCTATTTAAATTCAATTACGGTGTCTGATAAACTAATTTCATCACTGTCTTCTCCAAATACCAATGAAACTGGTTTCCCACTCCCATAGACAGCTGCAACACCACTAGCATTGTACTTTTCTTTCAGCTTGTTAGCAACAATATCCATAATGAATTCACTTCTGTTAATTGTTATGACATTCCGATTTTTATCATAATCGAACAAATCTAATAACTCTAGTAGCATATCCTGCTGAGCACTGATTTTATCATATTCGTTTTCATTCATAATAATCTTTTTATCCATTCTTAATTGTCTCCTCTGCGTATGATTGTAATTTATGATCAAAATAAGACATAATTTCTTTGTCAATATCTTTATTAGTTGCAATAATCGGTTCATCATCGGTACTAAACCACATGATTAAGCAATCCGTGTCTCCAAATACAAATGGATAACTAATCTTAGTGACGCTTTTACCGTCCTGATCATAACGTTCAAGTTCTACATTTTGTTCATTGTAAGACCCATCAAAGAAATGATCTAAAAAGTCATACATATTTTCAACTGTTAATTTCTTTTTTCTCATATTATATTCCCCGTCTTTATTTTATTAACTGAATACAATTATAGCATTAAAACATCCAATTGTAAACAAAACTTTATGTTGACTTAAAAATAATTCCGTGTTAATATTGTATTTACAAACAAATGAAAACTTAATAAGCTACAAATATTCAACGCAGACAACCTACTGCGGAACTAACAAATGGGTATGTGCTGGCATGGCTTTAGGGAAATTGAAGTAATGTCAGTCGAGTCAAGTAGCAAAAAACTCCAAAAGCTACTAATCATTAAGATGAACGCTAAACCGACAAAATATCGGCAAGCGGAAGATGGGGTGGAAAGGGACAAGGTTCGCGCGGCTTGTGCTAAGTTAGACACTGGCAGATATGGTTTCTGTTATTTTCTATAAATAGGCACCGTGACTTAACTCAATCCGAAAGGCAGACTAACAGATATGTGAAAACTAAGCTTCTGGGACGGACGGCGTAGAAGCAGAAAGTTAGTTGATTGGTTGAAATACCAATTAGAGACAATTTCTCTTGTATACGCGATGCGCTCAGTGTTGCGAAACTAATTACAAGTCTTTGCTCCTTAGTCAGTGTATTAGTCTGCACTTTTTCGTTGACTAAGGCAAAGACTTGTTCCGCTCAACAACTCGTATTACAAAACTGGTAGCCGAGACTTTCGTTACTTTAAATCCTAACTAAACAAAACAAATAACAACCAAACTTGATATTAATTGGATTTGGTTTTTGGTTTTTAGTTTTTAGTTTTGGTGACACGTATGTGTGTCACGGTTGGTGCTAGACTAATAACGCTTATTAGCTACTAGCGCGACGTTGCCCGAAAGATGGTGAGAAACTGGCCCTTCGGCAGGAACACTATTCAGTTGATCCCAGCTAAGCCGAGCTGTTTTCTAAAGCGAGACCCTTAGCACTATGCTAATTAGAACATATTTGGACTTATGTTAGTTAATTATGAGATTACAAAAAAGTGGTTGAAAAAACTATATGTTGTGTTATAATTAAATCATATAAAGTATTAATAAGGAGTAATTTGTAATGAGTGGTATTGAATCTTGGAAACTACAACCAGAGTTTTGTTTTATCGAAGTGAGCACATTAGGTAACGTGCGCACACTTGATAGAGTAGTACCATGTGGAAAAGGGACACAATTCGTAAAAGGGCGAGTGTTGAAGCAACAATGTGACAAAAACGGTTATCTACGTGTGCATTTCCGCGGAAATGGAAAAAATTTTTTTAGGTTCGTCCATCGTCTTGTGGCTCAAACTTTTATTCCTAACCCTGATAACCTACCAGAGGTTAATCACAAGGATTGTAATCCAACAAACAATAACGTTTCAAATTTGGAATGGATTACACGTAAAGGTAACAATCAATATCGGAACAAATATGGAGTATCATACAAAGAAGCCGCGCGAAAGAAACCTGTATGTGCAATCAACTTAGATACCTTAGAAGTATACCGTTTCCCCTCACAAATGGAAGCGAGTCGCGTTTTGGGAGCTAACGTAGGACATATTAATGATGTTATATTAGGAAAACGAAACCACACGCACGGTTATTGGTTTACAAACGCCGATAACAATGCCATAGAAGCCACCAGAGTTAAGCTTGGCAACAGCATGGCCCGTAAGGTTGAAGAATTGATGATTAATAAAGAATTACAATTAGTATAGAAACATTTGAAAAGGTAATATAATAGTAAAAAAGAGGTGATTATGTTGAATGTTTCTGAGTATAAAAGAAAAGTAGATCTTGAAAATAAAGATGAAGAGTTATGTAAATATGAAGAATTTATTAAAAATGAAATAAGACATGGGTATGATTACATTTTATTATCAGAAGACAAAAATATTGGTATTGGATTGACATATCACAAGTCATCACCATTGGCAAAAATATTTGAAAATAAAATCAATGAAATCGGAAATGTTGATTGTCATAAAATATTTTCGAATCCGATGCGTTTGCCATCAGATGAATACTTAATTGAAAATTACTCGTTGATAGATGGAATTTCTTACGCTGAAAAAGATGTTACAATAAAATATAAGAAATTGTTCTTTTACAAAGATATAACTGTACATGCTAAATTGCTTAAAATAAATTATTAGTGAGGGAAATATGGAGATTGGTGATAGTGTTTTAGTTCGTGGAACAACGTTAGCCGGCAAGATAGTTGAGATATTTGATCCATTTTGTATATGCGACAGTGATAAAGAGATGTTTTCAGTTGAAATTGATAGAAAAGATAATAAAAAGGAATTAGCAATATTTGAATTGACTAGTTTACAGAAAGTGTGAGATTTATATTTGAAAGAAGTTAAGGACAATAAAATAGAAATTAACGGAGAGTTGGTTTCACTTGAAGACTTGTGCCAAGTTGTAGCCGAGTCAGATTCGATTGCAGGACTAATTACCCAAAGATTTAATTTTATTGGATCAAATCAATCATGCCTTGATAAAATATCTAATACGGATGTTAATCCCGAACGTGGATCACATTTTTCAATTGCAGTCGCTAAATGGTGGACAGTTGAAAAGAGTGGTGTATAACTATGGGATTACAACATTATGGAAACAAGGTAGAATATGATGGATTCACATTTGATAGCACTAAAGAGTTTAACTTTTACAAGAGATTCATTAAAGATTGCGGCTATACTTTTAAAGTTCACGAAAAATTCAATCTAATTGAAAAGATAAAAATAAACGATAAAATGTCCATTAGAAGTCTGACATATAAGCCTGACTTCATTATATTCAACAAGGATGGTGGTATTAAGCACGTTTATGATGTCAAAAATGGATATACTCCTTATGCGATTGATCGTGGAGCTGCAATATCGTTTAAATTGTTTGCTAAAAAATACGGCATTCCTGTTGAAGTTGTTGTTATCAGAACGCATGATTTTAAGACAAAAATATTGGGGACAACAAAGAAATATGATGTAAAAATTAGAAACGATGTTGACTATGATTGGAGAGAAAACTGATGTATAGAGAATTTAAGGGGGGACTTGACGGAGTAACCTTGGATGAAATTAAAGAAGAATTTTTTGAAGATTACTATGATCAAGAACACTCAGCAGATGAGCGAGTCGAGGACGTTAAGAGATTTATTAAAGAACAAAGCAACGGTTTCTTTGAGGATTACTATTGTGAACAATACTTAGCTAAAACACCATCCCAACAAGTTATGTCTGATCAGGACAATGTTTGTCATTTTGTTGAGATTATGGCATCATATGTTATTACTGGCGAAGATGATGATTTACCATATGATAAAGATTTATTTTTTATCGGAAATTAGTTGACTTGGTTAGCGGATAATGTTATGATTAAATAGTTGTAAGACAACATCTAGGAGGAATAAACAGTGATGGAAACTCAATTGAACGAGCTAAAAGGTAATGCAGTCTCAATTGTTGGGACGCTAGAATCTAAGGATCTCTCATTAGATAAAGATAAGCAAGGCAACGATATTGTTAAAGGATTAGTTCGTTTGCAAGTTAAGAATGGCAATAAGGTGAACTCATTTGTTCTCAACGTGTACAACAAGAAATTTACCAATGCTGGTAAAGAAAACAAGCTTTACAATGGAATTGTAACAGTTATGAATGAATACAAGTCCATTGAAGAAACTGGTAGTGAAGAAACCGCTGACCGAGTTTCCGTAAATGCAGACTTGTCATACAACATTTATGCAAAAGATGGGAATATCATGGAAAACAACCGCCTACGCGCAAGTACATTCCATCGAGTAAACGGTAATCCAGGCGCAAAGGATCAGGCAATTGGTCAAATTACTGCGGTTATTGATAGCTATGTCGACGAAGAAGATTCTAATGGCGACCCAACTGGTAAGACGTTAGTTAACGCATTTACTGTTGGTTATAATGGCCGCGTCGGTAAAATCATGAAACTTAAGGTTGCTGGTGATCTTTCAGAGCAAATGCAGAGCTTCTTCCCAACTGGATCTACTGGCGTGCTGTCGTATGATTTATTCAATTATGTGATTGTTGAAGAACAAAGTGTTGACAATAACAGTAGCTCATTTGGTGAAATTCATGAAGTTGTACAACGCAAGTCATATGTTAACGAGCTTCTAATTTCTGGTGGAGAAATGCTTAAGAATGAGGAAGAAGCGTTAGACGAAGATCAAATTAACGCTGCAAAGGTTGCACTGCGTAAACAAAAGACAGAAGCATTGTCAAATGACACTCAAAGTGTAACACATAAGACTGGATTTGGTAGTGCTAAGCCGAAGAGTGAATCAAATTCATCTGACCCATTTGCTAGTGGGGGCGGCAACATTGACATTACCGATGATGACTTACCTTTCTAAAGAATTACGATAACATTAATGGAGGATTATGAATGATTGATTTAACAAAAATTAAAGCTAACAAAGTTTCGACAGACCCATCAAGTTACAGTTTCTTACTTTATGGTAGCTCTAAGATTGGTAAGACTACTTTTGTAAATGGGCTGTTTCCAAATAATCGTCTGCTTAACATCATGACGGAAAAACGCTACGGTGCTTTAGATGGTGCCATGGTTCAATACATTTCTTCTTGGGGTGAATTTAAGCAAGTTTTAGCACAATTAAAGCGACCAGAAGTACAGAAGAACTTCGATGCTGTCTCAATCGATACCGTTGAAAATTTGTATCGTTACGCGACTAAATTTACCGCCGGACAGTTTGGTGAGTTTAGTGTTGGTGATGGTGATGTTGGTTATGGTCGTGATTATACTCGATTAGATGAAGTTTGGTTCCGGGGATTAAAGGAACTAGAATCATTACCTTATACGAACATCTTTGTGTCTCACTCAACTAGTATTCAGACTAAGATTCCATATATCGACTCTGATGAAGTTGAAAACATTCCAGATGCAACCACCAGTGAAGAAAAAGATGGCAGTAAGTTTATTGAGTTCACAAAGATTGTTCCAGATTTGAAACAAAAGGCGTTGGGACCCGTTTCAAAAATGGTTGATAATATCTTATTCGCAGAAAATAACTTGGTGAATGGCAAAGAAACACGCGTGTTACATCTACGTGGATCACTACAATACGATGCTGGGACAACATTTAAGAACGTTAAGCCTGTCATTGGGTTTAGTCCAGAAGAATACACAAAAGAAGTAAAGCGATCATTAGGTGAAAACTACTCTGAAACCACTGATAAGAAAGTTCTACATGCAGATGTAAAAGATAACGAATATGACTTCAAAGAACTACTTGAAAAAACCAAAAAGGTCGCATTTTCGTTCAGTGAAAACGATGACATGAAGTCGTTAACAACTATTGTTGAATCTGTAATTGGTAAAGGCCACAAGGTTAATGACTTAGATGAAAAACGGTCAGATGACTTGCTTGTTATTTTGTCAGAATTGAAATCAGAAGCTGATAAGAAGGGTTACTCATATGGGGAATAACTCTATTGGGTCTACAAATCCGGCGTTTCTAAACGCTGCTTACGCATTATCCAAGGCACTCAGTAATGTTGAAACTGGCAAATTTACCCAGGCAGAAGCATATATGATCTATTCAATGTCGTCAAAAGTCAGTCGTGCTGTTTTAGAATCTGTTCCGTACGACATGTTAGGAGATAGTGATAGCAATGAGTAGCAATTTGCTAGATTGGCAAGATGAAATTTGGGGCATCGAAAGTAGCATTGACTATTTATCTGATGTGCTAGAAGCTAGAAAGATTAGTATTACTGATAGTAGACGCACCTTAGTAGAAATTGATTCACTTATTAATAAGCTAAATGGAGTCGAGTTGATGTTGAAAAATGCTGAGATCGGAGAAAATTGATGGCTATTTACAGCGATAAAAAAGATAAGAAACATGAAATTGATGATGTCGGCCTTGAAAAGGCCGTTAAATATAAGATCGAATTACAACGTGACAATGGACGTGCCAATTGGAATAAAGTGGCACGATTATTGCGCGAAGACGGTTATGACGCGAAACAGTGTGAAGGTTTCCGCCAAGCTGTAAAGAACAAGCAGCATAAAATGGGTCTTTTACCAACTCAAAAAGATCAGTGGTCAAATGAACTTGACCATAAAAAAGACGCAATTAATAAAGAAATCGATCAAATGCTCCTTGAAAAGCGTGAGCTTCAATTAATTAGACGAGACTTCAATAAGAATCGTCGGGCATATGCGGATCAGGAATTATTTAAACGAGATATTGCCACTGCTTTAAAGAAAAGCATTCATATTGACATCGTAAGCCCACCTAAAACGACTTACGCATATGGACAACATGCTTTGCTTGTCGTGCTTTCAGATCTTCATATCGGAGCAAGTGTCGATGTTGATGGCTATGCGTACAATGAAGATATTGCAAAGCAAAAGCTTGAACAATACCGTAATCGAGTTGTAGAATATGCAAAAATGGCTAAGCCTGGCGTAATCTATGTTGAAAATATTGGTGATAGTATTGAAGGCGCGTATATGCGCAGTAATCAATCGTATGAAATCACCATGAAATTATCAGATCAGATTAAGACGGCTGTTAAATTAATTTCTGAGTTTGTTGTTGGACTGCAACAAGAATTGGGGATTGAAGTTTATTACACTGGCATTATGGGAAACCACGATCGTGCCAATGGGAATAAGTTTGATAACTTGCCAGACGATGGCTTTCAAACAGTCATCTCAATGGCTTTGTCAACGATCTCTGAACAGTACGATAAGTTACACGTACTAGAACCAGACAAGCAAACAGAAGATCATATTAGTGTGAACGGTACAAACGTCAAGTTTGTTCATGGGGATTTACAGAATTTGTCTAAATCAGAAACATTGGCTACGTCAAGCCAATTCGATGACATGCGGTATAGCGCTTTGGTTGGCGGACACTTCCATAGTTTGGCCATTCGTGAAGAATCTGGATTAGTTATTCAGTCTGGATCGGTGATTGGCCCAACAAGCTATTCTGAACGTTTGCACTTCAAAGCATCACGATCTCAGGTAATTTTAGATGTCGATGAACATGGCGTTATTACGCCGATTCCAGTTATCTTATAAAAGAAAGAAGATTAAAAATTGCAATCTAATGTACTTAGCGAACAATCTGCAACGAAAAACGAAAATTACTTCAAGTGGTTATTCAATCAAATTAAGGGGTGGCCACAACAAAATTACTACTTATTCTGGTTTGCCATCGGTGCACAAGTAATGACACTTGTTAGCAACCCTATCACATTAGTTTCATTTCTAACTTTCGTTGGTACGACTTTAGGCGTACTTTGCGTTTTGAGTATTAATGCTGCTAAATCTGTCAATGGATGGTTAGGGCTTGTATCAGCGATGCTATTCATCTATGTGGGGTTTGAAGCTAAAAATTACCTCAGCATGGCCGAACAGTTAGCATACATTGTTACTCTTGATCTGCCGGTGTTATTAGCAGTTAAGTCATGGAACGGAAATACTGTTCATAACTTGCGGAAATTTGGTTCAAAAGAATGGATGATCGCAATTGTTGGAACATTAGTTGTTTATGCTTTGTCTGGTTATTTAATTGGTGCGTTAACAGACGATCCTCGTCCATGGATTGATGCAATTGCTTTCTCAATTAGTTTAACTGCCGGAGTTATGTGCTTCATGCGCTATAACAATCAGTATTACTGGTGGTTAGCATCTGGGTTAGCACAAATGGTTTTGTGGTTTGTATCTTTCAAGCAAGGATCAGCAACGCTTGCAATGTTTGTTAACAGTTCAATTTACTTGATGAATGATGTTTTAGCATTTACGGTGTCACCGTGGTTCTCACGAGGCCGTAAAAATGCTGGACTAGAACAGATTAAGTAACTCTATAGGAGGTGCCATTATGGAAGATGAATTTGTCCCAATTGAAGAACTAGAAGAAGAACGAGAACAAGCTAAACAATATGATGTGTTAGAGGTAATCGGACGCATTCATTCATTAATTGGCAATGGAATTTCTTCCCACCAATTCAAAGTTATTGCAGATGACCTGACAAATTATTATGACATTCATGATCCTATTGATGGTTATGATTATAATGTTTAATGATTTCATGGAAGAGTCTGAACGTATTAATTGGCTGGAAGAAAAAGTTGAAGAATACCAGGATAAAATTGATGTTTTAAACGATAAGATTGATGATTTACAATATCTCAATGAAGCCCTAGAACAAGAGAACAGTTATCTTAGCAATAGGATGTTCAGAAAGGATTATTAATGACGCAAAAAGTTTTAACAACTGTTTATAGAAAAGATAATTGTAGCCAATGTCGTATGACATTAAAAGCAATGGAAAAATACGATATTCATCCGTTAATTGCCAATATCTCTGACTTTTCAGATGATGAGATTGAAGGACTGAAAGAAAAGGGCATGGGACATGCGCCAATCGTGACATTTAACTATCTTAGACAAGATAAGGGTGTGTCTATCTCGGAAACTGGATTATGGTCAGGATTCCAGCCAGATGAAATTAAGAAGCTTTCTAAGCTGTACAAGGATGGTGCAAAGTGGAAGAACAGAAGTTCAGAGAATTAGCAGTTGAGCAAGTGAAAAAGTATTGTCAAAACGTAACTGGGATTACAGTATTTGAAACATATGTTGTCTGGATCGTCAAAGACTTACAAAACAACAAGGCATTGCTATCTACGAACATTCCAGATGGAAGATATTATGAAGTCACTCATGACGGAGATAAGCATGAACTGTATGTTGATGTTTATGCTAAAGAAAAAAATTTCTCGGTTGAAGTTTAATATTAATTGACAAGAGCATACTTTATATGGTATGCTCTTTTATGTTAAATAGAAAAGAGGAATTAAGATGCCCAAACACGTAAAAACTGGTCAAGAGTTGTATCTATCAACTATTGATGATAATAATGAGGTAAGTACGCAAAAAGTGTATGTTATTGATCATAATCACTCATCTATCTACTTTGGATATAACAAATATGACAGAAAGAACTCATATTTGAAGGTGAAAGCATCTGGCAACTTTCCATCATTTTGGCAGCCAAACATTCTAGATTTTGGATATTTGAGCGATGATCAAGAGTTTAGTAAACAATGGGAAAAAGAAGTTAAAGAGCGTTCGCGTTATAAGAAAGAAATTAGTCATAGAATCAGCAAGTTATTTTTTGACGACTATAGCGTTGATGACTATAAAAAGGTTGCTGAATTTTTGGATGAAATTTTGAGATAAAATGGGGGAATTAAATATGAAAACATATAACCAACGATTGCACAAAGATTTTTACAAGAGGGTTGAATATGCAAGACAACTTGCAAAAAATAATGATGACTGTTTACCACAAGAAGGTAGGAGACTATTTAGATTAGCACATGGCACCATCAATAATTATACATCTAACGCAGATTTTTCGACAAATAATAATAGAAATGTATGTTTTGGAGCGCATGGTCTTCGTTACGGTGATGGCTATACGGAGTCCAAGATTACTTCACTTTTAATTGGACTTAGTTCAGAAGAAATTGTTAGCAAATTACAGAACGTAATCAATAATCTTGTTAACTAAAATTATAGCTTTTATAAAGGAAGTGAACAGTTATGACCCCTATTCTTGATGCTTGCTGTGGCGGAAAAATGTTTTGGTTTGACAAAGACAATCAAAACGTTACATTTATGGATCGTCGTGAGGAAGAAAACATCATTGGTAAATATCAAACAAAACAAGGAGAAAAAGACAGGGTGTTAAGGGTTGCACCAGATATAGTTGGCGATTTTAGAAATATGCCATTCAGCAATGAATCATTTTACATGGTCGTGTTTGATCCACCACATTTACGGTATGCCGGTAAATCATCATGGCTGGCCAAGAAGTATGGCACGTTAGACGAAACTTGGCCATTTGATCTACGGAAGGGGTTTACCGAGTGCATGCGGGTATTAAAGCCGCATGGCACATTAATATTTAAATGGAATGAAGAACAAATTAAATTGAGTGAGCTGTTAGATGCTATTGGACAACAACCATTGTTTGGCGACAAGCGTGGCAAGACGCACTGGTTGGTATTTATGAAAGGAATTTTATAATGAGATTTTTAGATCTATTTGCTGGTGTTGGCGGGATTAGGCTTGGTATGGAACAAGCCGGACACAAGTGTGTTGGCTGGGTAGAATGGGACAAATTCGCTCGAAAAAGCTATATTGCAATTCACCAGCCTACAAATGAGTACACAGAAAAAGACGTTAATGACATTAAAACAAGCGATTTACCAGTTACTGATTGTTGGTGCTTTGGCTTTCCTTGCCAAGACATCTCAGTTGCTGGAAAACAAGGAGGATTTACAAATGGAAAAAGATCAAGTCTGTTCTTCAAAGTTACAGGACTTATTAGGGAACTCAAAGAAGAAGATAGACCCAGCTACCTATTCATTGAAAACGTTAAAAACCTACTTAGCATCAACAAAGGGTGGGACTTCGCAAAGCTGCAAATTGAACTGGATGAAATCGGGTATGATGTCGAGTGGGACGTTCTCGACTCAGCAGAAATCGTGCCTCAGCACCGGGAGCGTATCTTCATTGTCGGACATCTTAGAGGACGAAGTACCAGAAAAGTATTTCCTATCACAAGACAAGGTGGAAAAATTAACAAAGAGATAAAAGAGATTGCTAAAATTGATAAAAATCGTCACAGTTCAGAGGGTAATTCCGTACTGGATGTAAATGGTTTGGGACAAACTATTTCTGCAACTAGCTTTAAACATGTAATGAAAGTAGCAATTCACCAGGTTGGCAATATAAGCAATTCAAAATCATATAATGGCAATCCGCAGGTTGGACGAGTATATGGAACTGACGGCATTGCGCCAACCTTAAGCACTATGCAAGGTGGTGGTCAAGAGCCAAAGATTGCCATACCAGTTAGCGATGTTGCTAGAATTAATAAAGCCCAAAATGGACGGCGTGTTAAAAATAACGGTGATCCTGAATTTTCATTGACAACGCAGGACAGACATGGTGTCATGTTTGAAGATACCAGGATTAGAAAACTGATACCGCTTGAATGCTGGCGCCTACAGGGCTTCCCAGATTGGGCGTTTGAACGTGCCAAGAAAGCTGGATTAAGCGACAGCCAATTATATAAGCAGGCTGGTAACAGTGTAACTGTACCAGTTATTAAAGCTATCGCCGAAAGAATGGAAATAGATTTTTAAATTTATTGTTGACACAGCATACGTTATTTAGTATGCTATATACATATTAAAGAAAGAGGTCATAAATATGTTAGTAAACGGAGAAAAAATTAGTAGAGGAAATATTTATATTGCGGATCTTGGTGAACGGACAAGCAAGCATGACGCAACACAACGCGGACGTCGTCCAGTAATTGTGGTATCTAATGATAAGGCAAACGAATATTCGCCGTCAGTTACGATCGTACCTTTGACATCTTCAACTAGTAAGCATGAATTGCCAACACACTCATCTTTTTATCTTGAAAATCATGGTACTGAGGTCATGAATACTGCTCTCTGTGAACAAATTCAAAACATCAATGTTTATCAACTTCTATACTGTGTTGGTAGCATTGACTACAGTGTAATGAACAGTATTGATCATAACTTGATGGTAGCGTTGGGATTATGAAAGTCTGTATAATTATCAACAAGACTGACGATGGCATGTGTGTGAATTATGCGTCTATTTCAGAAGATGGACTTGAAAGTTATTACAAGCATGGATTTTACTATTTTGATGCTGAGAATGCTGTTAAATATATTACTGATCAAATTAATAAAAAACATGTTGATATTATATCAGACAATAAAAAGTTAATTAGAGTGTTTAAGAAGATCAAGAAGTCAAAATATAAAGAAAATGTTAATTTTATATGCTTTCCAGTCGATAATGAGAAAATAAATAATATATTCAATAGATTGCATATGATCTATAAGGAGAACTGTTAAATATGGGAAAATCAAGTAGTGAAAACATGGATTTTGTTAATTTTGAAAGGTCAGATCATTTTGCTCAACGTGCATTGCAGAGATTTTGCATTGAAAAGAGTGTGCTGTCAAGATGGACTACAAATATATTATCAAACGGGACAAAACAAAAATGTGTTAGCAATAGCCGAGGAACAGTATATAGTGTAGTATATCACGAAGTGAAAATAATCGTCTCCCCGAGTACCAGAACTATTGTGACGTGTTATCCTGTAAATAATATTCAATCTTTGTCTAAGTTGGCCGAAAAAGGTAAGGAAAATGAAGCTACTAGGATGGCAATTGATGCTATCAATCAGGGTATTCAATCTGTTGTACGTAAGAAGAATAAAAAGATCAGAGAAATAATCAATGCAATTAAAGACATGGAAGATATTCATGTTAAAACTACCAGAGTTGATTACTACGTGAAACAAGAAAAGCAGATTGATGATATGTATAATGTATTAGACAAAGAGATGACGGAAAAACATACTATTTCAGATGTGTTACAAAACATTCATATTTATTAACATAATGTTAATATTTCTGAAACGGTTTTGAAACATTGGTGTGTTATAATGGTATTTAAAATAAGAAAGAGGTTTTTAATTATATGAAGAAAAGTGTTATTTTAACAGGGCTATCGTTGGCAGTTGGATTAATCATCGGTGGGGCATCTGTATCAGCTAATACGGTCACTGTGCAAGCTGGAGATACGGTTGCGGAAATTGCAAGTCAGAATGGTACCACGATTCAACAAATTGTGAACCAAAACAATTTACAAAACCCAAATCTGATTTATGTTGGGGATAAGATTGTCATCCCAGGTGGTAACAGCGCAGCCACTAGTAGCTCAGTTGCTAGTGAAACAGTTGCTAATGGAACTACGGCGACAAACCAACAACCACAACAAAGCACGAAATCAAGCGATCAAAATAACTATCAATCAGTAAGTGCTACAAGTGGCACGTTATCACCATCAGAAAAACAAGCTGTTGTCAACCAAATGGAACAGCGCACTGGCGTGAGTGCATCTGAATGGTCACATATTATTTATCGTGAATCACGAGATCAGGTTCATGCGTCAAATCCTTCCAGTACAGCTACAGGATTATTTCAAACTCTCGTAGGTGGCGAAGGCGATGTTCAATCTCAAATTGACAATGCGGTTAATTTGTATCAAAAGCAAGGCATGCAAGCCTGGGCATTAACTAACTAGATCTACTAGACACGCAAAGCGTGTCTTTTTTTTGTTGACAAAATACTAAACTGGCGTATACTTAATTATTAGGAGGAATTAGTATGATTTTGAATAGAGGACCGATTGGGACAAGCTTGAGCAATTTAGCAGATGTATATATATTTGAAAACCCGCCTAAATATTGGGATGAATTGTTGGCGAAAATGACAACTACTGCAAAGACTGGACACAGACAGATAGTTATTGACGATGAAGATACGATTATTGACATTTTACACAATGTTGATCAGTATGAGACTCTTTGTAAAATCGAGATTATTAAATTTGATTTTGACGAGGATGAAGAATATGCCTATTTTGGGTGGTAACGAAAAAGTGACATCGTTATAAGCCATCTAAGAAGCTTTAAAAATATAAATGATTAATTATACACAGATGGAATTAAAGTTTCTTAGGTGGCTTGATATTAGCCAATACGGTTATTGTGGACACACCATGGTGATTTTTTACCAATAAAATGTGTATTTTACACAACAGGAGGATATTGATGAAGTATTTAGTTAAAGATGAATATTACGACTTAAAAGACGAAGATAAGGTTTTACACTCGGTTTATCGTTTAGTTGATAATGAAACACCATCGGGAGAAATTTTGGGCGATCTCGCTGAAATGATGCTTCCAGAATATCAACATGACAAATGGGAAGAGTTGTTTCAAGAAGACAAAGTCGGCTGTGGAACATCAGAGGTTTACGAGTTTGTCGATGGAAAAACAGTTGGTGAAAATTTGATTAGTGTTGTGATGAAAGAGGGCGCTTATATTGAGTAAAACATCAAAAGTAATCATTACGGTGTGGGTGACTGCTATGGCATTGGGCTTTGTTGCTCTTATCATAGGCGGACTTTTATGGCGACCAATCTTATTGCCGGCAATTGCAGTTCTAATGGTCGGAATGGTATTAGAAATGTCTGCTATGATATTCGTACTTATAAAAGATCTATGGTTTTAAAAATGTGTTGACTTACAAAATGTAGTATGCTAACATATATCTTGTAGGGAAATGAAAAAACACAAACTTCCAAGTTACAGGAGCGCCAACTCCTGTATATTGCGTCCTTAGCTCAAATGGATAGAGCAGGAATCTTCTAAATTTCAGGTTGTCGGATCGTACCCGACAGGACGCATAGCGGGATTAAGATAACGGTAGTCTATCGGGGTGCGCACAGTAAAACTGGCCCGAAAGCGCTGGTTCGACTCCAGAGTCCCGCGTAACGTGTCCTTAGTATAATTGGATAAAACACATGGCTCCTACCCATGAGATGACAGTTCAATTCTGTCAGGACACATATTAAAATATATTGGAGGAATTTTAATGGAAGATACCGATGAAATGCTATATCAGGCCACCAAAGCAGCTAATGGTTTTGATTGGTCGTTTGATCTGAGAGCAGCGATTGAATACTATGCTGATGTTTATATGACATCTCATGATGAAGCGATCAAAAACGGTAAAACAGAAGAAGAATCATCGCGAGTTGCTCGCAATGTGTTAATTACGATGATGGAATACGGCGACCAGATTAATGGTGATACCGATGAATAATAAAGTGTGGGTTGTGACATACGTTAATGTTGATGGTAATTATCCAGGAGATCCAGTAATAACCGTATTTAAAAATAGAAGTGATGCCATGCAAAAACTTTATTTTTATACGCGTGGCGAGGGCACAGAACAAATTAATGGATTAGATGGTGATTTAGAGTATACTTATCACGACAAGAATTTTGTGGTAAAATGTACGAAAAGGATTGTGTTTGTCTAAAATCACACTTTTATTTGTAAATAATAAGTAAAAATCATATTTTATGAGTGAGGTGATACTATTGGATGCGACAATTGATAAAAAAAGTAAGTTTAGATCAATCAGAGACTTATTGTTTGGTGATAAAGAGAGTCCAGAAGTCTTCGTATTGAGTATTGTAAGTAACAATAATGTCACCAATACTGTATTTAAAGATTATAAACTCGCATATCATGAGTTCACACACATGTTAAATGATTATAATGCGTCAATTTATTTTGATTCAGAAACGTCAAAAGAAGCATTTAATAGTGATGGAATCAAAATACAACTACAAAAAAGAGCCTTAATTGGAGGGTAAATAATGAGTGTTGAAATTAAAATTGCCAAGAATTGGACGATTAAAAATGATCCAAGAAGTAGTGCTGGACTAACATTACAAAAGTATGGTGATAAGAACAAGAATAAAAAACAGTTTTACTTTCCATCTATCGATTACGCACTTGCGTTTTGTGCAAGATATGTAATCAACAAAGACAAGGAAAAGGTAAAAACTTTAGATCAATATTTGGAAAAATATAGAGATCTGTATGATCATATGCACTCACAATTTATCAAGAAAGAAGTTGTCCCAACTGATGAAAAAAAATAACAAATATTCGAGATACAATTCTTTTTTGAATGGGGGGGTGTCTCGTAAGCGTTGGAACTTTGCTCATGGAAATTATAATATTTCTAGCGGTGAAACATTTGCTACATTCTACAAGTCAGTAGAAAAGAGTGGGATTGTTGTTGATCTTGGAAGCGGATATAGCGTAGCAATCACAGACGACATTGTTGATGATTATTCCAGAAAAGATGTACTTGCTGTATATGCAGTTCTTCAAGCAACTGGATTTAACGACCAAGAAATTGGTAAGATTATTGATGATCACATGAAAAAGTTAGGGGCACAATAAATGTTAAAAAACAATGAATATCTTAACGAACGAATTGCAGATATTTTACAAGAAATTCCGATTGACTTTTTCTTTCTTTCTCCCGGAGAAAAGATTATCCGTAGGGACAACCATCAAATTATGTTGAGCGAAATAACAAAAGATTTACTTTTGGAAAAAGAGCTAATCAAAGATGATAGTGAAACAAAAAGTAATACTTTAATCGTTAAAAATATTCCAGATGGGTTTGCTTACATGGGAAATATTTTCTCGGATGTTTATGCTGTGAACGATAAGGAAATCGAACTCGGAAACACTGGAGACATTGTGCTATTTTATGTAAAATAATTATGAATTATGGTTTACTTTCTCTGACATATGTGTTATTATTACTTTATAGTAAGAATAACAATCGATTGAGGGGCGTTTCTAAAAAGGAATGTCTCTTTTTTTTGTGTTGATAAAAACACCATTTGATGATATAATTATTGCATTGGGAGGAAATCTAATGAACAAACAAGAACTAATTGAATATGGTTATGGCAACCTACACGGACATACTGACTTATCTAGTAACCTGAGACTGCTAGACAGCTCAATCACCGTAAAAGAGATGCTGGATTATAGTACAAAAATTGGAATGAAAGCAATTTCATTTACTGGACACGAAGCCTTGTCCGATCATATTAAAGCAGAAAGATATTACCATAGTAACCCAGAAAAGTTTAAAAACATCAAGCTTGTTTTGGGAAATGAAATTTACTTGGTTGATCATGATGAAATGCAAAAAGCAGAAGATAACAATGAAAAGTTCAGATTCAATCACTTCCTGTTGAATGCAATTGACAAAAAAGGACACGACTTTTTACAAAAACAGTCTTCGTTGGCGTGGTCACATTATCATCGTTATCGTAGTATGGAACGTGTACCAAGTTATTATGATGAAGTTGAAAGTCTGATGAATAGTGGAGACTACAAGGGGCACGTAATTGCGTCAACCGCTTGTCTGGGGTCTTTTACATCACAAGAAATCTTGGCGTATCAACAAGATAACGACAAATCGCACTTTGAAAATGTTAAAAACATGATCTTGTGGATGGTAAAAGTATTTGGAAAAGAGAATGTCTTTCTTGAACTTATGCCAAGTCACCACGAAGAACAGATTATCGTAAATAATTGGTTGCGAAAAATCAGTGCTAAAATGAATATTCCGTATATTATTACTACTGATGCTCATTATTTAAATGAAGCTCAACGTCCAGTCCATAGTGCGCTACTGCTTTCAAGAAACTCTGATCGCGACTTAACTGCATATGATACGGCTCACTTGTTTAGTGTAGAGGAACTGTTTGAGTTCTTTGATGATGATGTATTAACCAATGCCTTTAAAGCATTGCACGGAATTTTTGACAGGATTGAAGATTATACACTAGAGCATTCTCCAATTGTTCCAGAGGGTCGCATTCCAGAATTTGAAGATCCAAAATATGGCGATTTCTACCGTGGGAAAGAGTTAAAAAACATCAAAACGATGGTAGATAGCAAGTACAAGACCGACAGATATTTAATGAGGTTGGCACTTGATGGATTGAAAAAACACAGTTTGGCTGATAAGGAAGAATACCTTGAACGATTGGATCTTGAAGTTGGAGAATTAGTCAAGATTACTCACAACATCGGTCAGCCTATGAGTTCTTACTTTATTGCTCAACATGACTTTGTTAATATTATGTGGTCTCAAAGTTTGGTTGGACCCGGACGTGGTAGCTCTTCGTGCTGGTTGCTAAACTACTTAATTGGATTAACACAAGTTGATGCTCTTAAGTACAAGTTGCCTCATTATCGTTTTCTATCAGCAGAACGTGTCACTGAAAACAAAGCATCAAACTATCCCGACATCGATACAGATTCAGAAGGAACTAAACGTAGTAATATTATCGAAAAAATTAGAGAAATCTATGGCAAAGATAAAGTCTTGAATTTTTCCACTTTTAGCACAATTAAAACACGTAGTGCTATTCAATATGCTGGACGTGGACTTAACATTGATCGTCCAGAGATTGACTATATTGTAAGCTTACTGCCAGCGGATGGACACAATGAATGGCCAATTACGGATGCACTTCTTGGAAATGATAAAGAAGACCGCAAACCATCAAAGAAGCTGACAGAAGAGGTCTCTAAATATCCAAAGTTGAAAGAGACAATTCTCGGACTGTTTGGGCTTGTCGTTGGTAGAAGCGAACACGCTTCTGGTGTATTAATTGCTAATGATTCTTATACTGCTCACAATGCTTTGATGTATACTCCAAAGGGAATTGCTGTTACACAATTTGAAGCAGATGATTCTGAATATGCTGGCATGATCAAGTTTGATTTTTTATCCTTGTCTGCTTTAGATAAGATTCATTCAGCCATTGATATGTTAGTGAGAGATCATAAGATTGAAAAACAAGGCTCACTACATCAAACCTACATGAAATACTTTGGTCCAGAAGCACTCGATATGACAAATGTGGACATGTACAAGATGCTATTCAATGGAGATGTCATCGATGCTTTTGAATTTAGCTCATCCGTTGGCTATAAGACGCTACGCAAATTGAATGCTCGCGATTATTTAGCCTTGGTATCTGCTAATGGTCTTATGAGACTAACTGGTGGTGACGATGATGAATTGGCGCTTGACAGATACATTCGCTATCAGAACAACCCTGATGATTGGGACAAAGACATGGACAGCGCAGGTCTTAATGGCGATGAAAAACGATTGATGCACGAACTACTTGATGATTACAAAGGCGTTAATAACTCACAGGAGCGATTGATGCAGATGGTTCTTAAGATCGCTGGCTATTCATTAGAAGAAGCTAACAAGTTGCGTAAGTCAATTGCTAAAAAAGATAAAAAGAAACAAGAAGAACAACACGTATTTTTCTTGAAGAAAGCTAAATCATATGGATTACGCGACGAGTTTGCAAACTATATCTGGGACAAACAAATCGCTATTCAATCTGGGTGGACAGAAGCACGCCCTTTCTAATTGAACGCAGACCAGCGGTGTCGGATTTTATCCGGCTAACGGTATCAGCAAAATAAGACAGCGAGGATAGATGTAATAACTCACGATACTCGCATTTAAAAATGACGAATAAGCTGACTAAGAAACTCTAAGTCCTCAATGGATAGCCGAGAATACCGTGCTAAGCCCTTAAATGGGAATGTTTAGAGACTATCTCCTTGATAGGAGAGTACGCCACCTATTGGTACGGTGGTGGAAGTGGTTAGACAAAATATTGTATCCATGATATTTTGAAGATATAGTCCGTGCCTGTATGAAAATATAGGATTACACAATGCTTTTAGTGTATCACACTCACTACCATACACGCTTGTACTAATGGTTGAAATGAATATTTGTAAACGATTCGATCCCGTCTATTGGCAAACAGCAGTGCTATCAGTAAACGCCAAAACATATGGAGATGAATTATCAAACCCAGATTACAATAAGCTCGCTACTGCAATTGGACAGCTTCCAAAAGGGCTGGTCATATATCCAGATATTAATGACAGTGAGGTTGGATTTGTACCTCAAATTAATGGACAATCAAAACACATTCTGCTTGGACTTAATGCGATTTCTGGAATCGGAGAACAAGAAATAAATGAAATCATTGAAAAACGTCCCTATACGTCACTTGATGATTTTATGAACAGAAGCTCAGACGTCTTCTCAACAAAAAAGATGATCCTATTAATTAAGTCTGGCGCTTTAAATTGCTTTGATGAAAATAGACGAAAACTGATGATTAACTATATCTCGAAGATCGTTGAGCCAAAGAAGAAATTGACGACTGTTCAAATTAAAAAAATTGGTAACTATATTCCAAAAGAATTTGAGAATCAAAAGAATGCTTATCTAATGAAAGACTATGTTAAAAACAACAAAACATTGTATGATAGTCCAATTGGACGATGGTTTTTAAATGTTGTTAAGCCACTTATTTCTCACTATGAGAATGAACTTAGAAATAAGCCAGAAGGAGACTTTTGGAGCATTGAATATGGTAAAATTATCATAGATTCAAAACGTTATAGTAAGTGGTTTAATGAGTATTCTAAGCCACTTAAAGATTGGCTGAAAACGGATGAAGCTATTAATATTGAAAGAAAGGTTAGATGCTCTGAAATTTGGAAGAAAGAGTGCCAAGGAAACCCAGAGCACTGGGTATTTGAAGCCTTAAACTTCTATCCAGAAAAACATGAACTTGAAGTATCGAATTTATGGAGCCAACTGCCATACAAATCTTTTAACGATCTAAGTCCAGAACCAAAACTAGTCAAAACAGTTAAGTCAAAAAACGGACGGGAGTTCAATATTTATCACACATATATTATCGCTGGTACAATTGTTGCAAAGAACAATGTAAAATCAACTGTTAGTTTACTAACTCCAGATGGACTTGCGATTGTATCTCTTGGCAGAAACACATATTCTAAGATCGGTAAAAAGAAATGGTGGGAAAAGGAAAAAATAGAAAGTGCATTTCAGATAGTTGGTTAGAGCGGGGCGAGATGCTCGTGGTGACTGGCTATCGGCAACAGGATT